ACAGCTGAAGGTGCAAGAGTAGCAGCAGAGCAATTAAGAGCAAATTCTGAAAGCGAACGTAACACTAAAGAAAAAGAACGTATAGCTAATGAAGCAATTAGAGTTGCATCTGAAAGTGAAAGAGTAACCGCTGAAACTTCTAGAAAGGAGGAAGAAGCTAAGCGTGTAGGAGCAGAAACAGCTCGTGATACAGCAGAACAGGAAAGGGAATCAAATGAAGCCACTAGACAGGCAAATGAGGCGATTAGAGAGACTCAAGAGGCTGCAAGGGAAAAGAATACATCTGATGCTATAACTGCCGTAAATGAGGCTAAAACAGCCGCACAACAGGCTACTACAAATGCTACTACTGCTGCTAATAATGCTAATACTCAAGCAGCGAGAGCCAAAGAATATGCAGACAATCCACCCAAAGTAGGAGACGATGGATATTGGTATCTTTGGGATGAAGTTAATGATGTATATGTAAATACAGGTTGGCCATCTTCAGGTATTATTTTAAAAGGTAGACTTAACAGTCCAGAGGAACTAGGTGATATAGTAGATCCGCAACTTAGTGATTCTTATATTGTTGGTACAGACTTATACTTTTGGAATGGTACAGAATGGGTTAACATGGGTAGATTCCAAGGGCCTCAAGGAGAACCCGGTAAAGATGCTGAACTTAGTAAAGCAGCTATTGAAGCTGTATTAGTAGGTGAAGTAACTACTCATACTCATGATACTAGGTACTATACTAAGGATCAAACTGATGCTAACATAAAAGTAGTAGCAGATGACCTTGCTAACAATTACTATAATAAATCCCAAGTAGATAGTAAATTTACTTCTGTGTACATCTTTAAGGGATCTGTAGATAGTGTAGAAGATTTACCTACTGAAGGTAATGTGATTGGTGATGTATGGAATGTTCGTAAGAACGATACTAACTACGCATGGACAAGTGAAGGTTGGGATGCATTAGGTGGTACTGCTGAATTAGCATCATTGACAGCTAATGGTTTGATGTCCAAGGAAGACTTTGCAAAGTTACAAGGTATTGAAGCAGGTGCACAAGTTAATAAGATTGAGACTATTACTAAAAGAGTAGAACTCAATGTTGTTAATAAGAATGTAACTATTCCAGAGGATGTTGCAATTGGTCCAAATGAACCTACTAATGATGAAATAATCTGGATGGATACTGATGAGGATTATGACTTTACATTTGATGGTTATAGTAAAGTAGATGCTGATGCAAGATTTGTTCATCAAGTAGAGGGTAAAGATTTATCTACTAATGACTATAGTAATGCTGATAAAAATAAAGTAGATAATCTTAATAGTTACGTAACTAGTGGTAGTTTTGTACAAGATGCAAATAATGCTGCTATTACGTTGAATATTAAAGATCCTGTTACAGATAATAATTCCAATCAAGTACTCACTATTAACAAAGCTACCAGTACTACTGCAGGTGTAATGTCTGCTGCTGATAAGACTAAGCTTGATGGGTTGAGTAATTACGATGATTCTACAATTACTCAGGACATTACCAACATAAAAGCAAACAAACTCGAGACAATTGAAGTAACTGGTACAGGTAATGTAATTACTACAGTTACTAAGAATGGTACAAAAATAGCTTTTGCTAAAGGTATCACAGCAATGACACAAGATACTAGTGATGCTAGATATGTGAAAAAGACTGGTGATACTATGAGTGGCAGATTAAACATAAAAACGCCAGCAAGTACAGGCTTTACTTTACGTTTAGCTAAAGAAACTAGTGATACTCCAGAAAATGATGAAATATTTGTTCGTATGGATATTGATGATAACAATAAAGGTTCATTTGGTTATCACAATACTCACGGTACAAGTATGTACAATTATGGATCCTCTAGTAGATTTCACATTGCAAATGATGGAGAATTAAAATACTTAACAAATGGTGTAGACGGAAAAGTATGGCATGCTGGTAATGATGGTGCAGGTAGTGGTTTAGATGCTGATTTGCTAGATGGGTATCATATAAATAATATTCAATTGGGTGGATGGTATAATTTTGTAACATATCAATATATAGATAAAGTTACATATTATAATTGGATAAAACTACTTGATCTTTCTCAAATTGAAACTGATGGATATATAGAAGTAGAAATTGATGTTCCTGGAGATAATAATTACCCAACCTTAGAAAAATTATTTATAAAAGTATCAAGATTCAATGATAATAATAAATATAATTCTATAAGTTTAAAAGTAAATGGATTATTAGATAATCAAATTGAAGTTCTGTCTAAAATAGATAATAATAAAACAGTATGGATATGTATTAGGTCTGCGTGGGATGGTAATAAATCTAGGATCAGATTGGTAGGGCAGGAATCAATAAACATTAATCTTTCTTCACTTACTACTCAAACTAATGAACCTGAAGGGGGATCAGAAATAATTCATGGTAAGGGTGGTATCAGATTAGATCTTGTAACCAATACTTTTAGGTATTATTATGAACCGAATTTTAATGAAGAAGATTTAGCATACTGGTATGAAAACAATGAAAACGCTTCATCTACAACGTGTTTGACAGGTGGTAATAGAAATGTAATTGAATCATTAAGAAATAAATTCAAGAGATGTATTGCTAAACCATATGGAGATGATGCTGCATTAATTAGTTATTGTAATGAAAGAAATAGTGCTAATTGGCCCGATGGTTCTGCTATTGATATTGTATTTGCTAGAAAAGAAAATAGAATGGTACATTTCCCAAAATACTATCACAAGACTGTTGAAAGATCACCTGGTATTTGGAGAACTTATATATCTGAACAACAAATTGATAGTGACTATATTGAAGAACCTGAAATGTTGTTAGGTACTTTTGAGGCTTATACTAATACTGATGGAACTTTATTGTCTGCATGGGGTGTAACGTCTACTGCTTCACAAACAATGGCTACATTTGTATCTCAAGCTAAGTCAAACGGCCCTTTATGGGGCATTGGAGATTATAGATCTCACGCTACTATAGCTAGAATGTTTTGTGCTTACTATAAGACCACTAACATTAGTACTTCTAATTCAGCAATACCTTGTTCTGGTGGAACCAAAAGATATAATTATGGAATTACTGGAGCAACTATTACATTGGGTAATAGAGATGGTAAAAAGGCTACTACAAATGATACATCATACTATTCAACTAACTTCCTAGGACTTGAAGACTGCTATTACAGTAAGTGGGAGTTTGTACAAGGAATAAACATTTTAAAAGGTAAATACGTTGTATATGACGGAGGTTCATTCCCAGATAAGGATGTAGCAGAGCTTGAAGCAGCAGGTGCTACTAATATCAGAGTTGTAGGGTATGAACCTAATCCAGCTGCAACTGAGGGATATAATGGATGGACTAAAGCCGTAGCTCAAGGCAAATATGGTGATGTAGTTCCTACAGCACATGGTGGATCTGAAACTACTTACTATTCCGATTATAGCTGGTTTAATCCAACAGGAAATAGAATCTTTCTACGGTCGGGTCATTCGGATAATGGTTCTCAGTGCGGAGTCTTCGTGGCTACTGCTTCTAATGCCTCCTCGGGTTCCTGGCCGAAGCTCGGTGCAAGATTAGCCTTTTATGGTAAGATCGTTGTAGTTGATTCAGATACATTTAAGAAAATGCAGGCATAGTCCTGAGTAATACAGATAATTAAATATTAATAACAAGGGCGGGATCTAAAAGAATTACTATGAGATGACTTTATAGTAAGACTGCTGTCACATTATTTCATACTTGAAAAAACAGTCAGGTAATTCAGATAATGGTTCTCAGTGCAGAGTCTTCATAGCTAATGCTAATAATGCATCCTCGAATTCATAGACGAATATCAGTGAAATTTTGGAACTAACAGATACTTTCAGATAATTACAAAAATGTTTGTTGAACTTAGATCAGCCTTACCTCTAGGTAAAAGATAACAGGTGCTTTGAAGAGACCCTAGTAGTATTGTGCGAACGGGTCTTACCACCAAAATAGCTTATGAAAAGAATAGGCAATTTATTTAATAGGATAATATCATATGAAAATCTGGTCCGGGCCGACAAAAAGGCAAGATTAGGTAAAACTAAAAGATACGGCGTTAAGAAATTTGACAGGAATCCATATGAAAATCTGGTCCGGTTACAAAAGGCATTAATAGAAGATACTTATCGTACTTCGGAATACTGCGTATATACAATCATCGCCGATCGTGGTAACAAAGAAAGAGAAATATATAGGCTACCGTATTATCCAGACAGAATAGTCCATCATGCTATAATGAATGTTATAGAACCTTACCTTGTTAGTAGATTTACTGCAGATATCTTTAACTGTTTAAAAGGAAGAGGTATCCATTATGGAGTAAAGAGATTGAAAAGAGATTTAAAAGCTGACAAAGAAGGCACAAAATATTGTTTAAAATTAGATATTAAAAAGTTCTTTCCTTCTATAGATCAAGATGTGTTATACTCACAGTTTGAAAAGGTATTTAAGGATAAGAAACTATTAAGATTATTACATCATGTAGTTTATTCTACACCAAAAGGTTTACCAATTGGAAATTATATATCTCAATTTGCAGCAAATTTGAATTTGGCTTGGTTCGATAGGTGGATTAAACAAGTATTAAAAATAAAATATTATTACAGATATTGTGATGATATTGTTATATTACACCCAGATAAAGATTACTTAAGATATTGCTTACAAGAGATTGAAAAATATCTAGCTGATAACTTGAAATTAAAAGTAAAACGTAATTGGCAGATATTTCCTGTAGAAGCAAGAGGTATAGATTTTATTGGTTATGTATTTTACCATGATCGTACTTTACTCAGGAAAGACACCAAAAAGAAGTTTATTCACAAATTAAGTTATAAAAGTAAGAATAAGAGGCTAGCAGCAATGGCAGCTTATTGGGGATGGTGTAAATATGGAAACTGTCATAATTTATGGTATCGCTTTACAAGATCTTATAATTTTAAAGATTATAGACAAAAATTATTAAGTGATGATGGAATTAAAGAAAGTACAGGGTGATAATATTCCTAAAGTAATAGAATACCTAGGAATGAATGAATGGGCTGTTAGATGGGATATTGAAGAAGTTAATTCTGAAGATATACATGGTTATGCTTACTATGAATTAAAGTTTAATGAAGAACCAACTTATGATTCTTTTGTAAGTAAAGTTATTAGAACTAAATATAGTGCAGATGAAGAAGCAGCATTAAAGTCTAATATGGTTGAACAATTTATGAATGGGGAAATAATACGTAGTCGCTTTGAAGAATGGCAAGCGTTTCAAGAATGTAGGAATAATGCTAAATCTATTGGTAGACAAATATTTAATATCTAATTATGGTAATTAAAGTAAAAAATAATGGGGAGTGGGTCAAAATCCCATACCTAAGTTCGGATAATAATCCAGTAATTCCAAAAGCTCCATTAGATGGTAAACAATATGCTAGACAAAACGGGGAATGGACAGTAGTCAATATACCAGAAGTAGATTTTACTGAAATAAATAAAAAAATATCTCAAAATACTGCTGCTATTTCTGCTAATACTACAGCTATCCAAAGTAAAGTAGATAAGGTAGATGGATTTGGACTTAGTTCTAATGACTACACTTCTCAGGAGAAAACTAAGTTAGCAGGTTTAAACAATTACACGTTGCCTACAGCTTCAGATACAGTTAAAGGTGGTATTAAAGTTGGTACAGGTTTAACCATGAATGGTGAAGTGCTTAGTGCAACTGGAGGTGGTATGGCAGATTCAGTTGAATGGGATAATGTATTAAGTAAACCAAAATTTGCTACAGTTGCTACAAGTGGTGCATATAATGATTTAACTGGTAGACCAAATTTAGCTACAGTTGCCACTTCTGGTAGTTATACAGATCTTAGTAATAAACCCACTATACCTACTGTGGATGTAACAAAGTCTTATGTAGATACACAATTAGCTACTAAAGCTAATGCAAGTAATGTGTATACAAAAGCTGAAGTAGATAGTAAGGTTAGTAGTGTTTATAGAGTAAAAGGATCTGTTGCTAGTTATTCTAGCTTACCTACTGTGGATGTAACAATAGGTGATGTTTATAATGTTAATGATACTGGTGCAAACTATGTGGCTACATCTACTACACCAACATGGGATAAACTCAGTGAAACTGTAGATTTATCTGGTTATGCAACTACTGCTGCAATGAACTCAGCATTAGGTAACAAGGTTGATAAAGTATCAGGGAAAGTTCTTAGTACAAATGATTATACTACAGCTGAAAAAAATAAGTTAGCTGGTATTGCAGCTAGTGCAAATAATTACAGTTTGCCTGCAGCTACTTCATCTGTATTAGGAGGTGTTAAAACCAGTACTGGTATTACTAACTCATCTGGTACAATTAGTGTAACATACGGTACTGCAGCTGGTACGGCTTGTCAAGGAAATGATTCGAGACTAAGTAATTCTCGTCCAGCATCTGATGTTAGTGCTTGGGCTAAAGCTAGTACAAAGCCAACTTATACTTGGACTGAAATTACAAGTAAACCTAGCTGGATTGGTTCATCTAAGCCTACCTATACAGCATCTGAAGTTGGTGCGTTAGCTAGTGGAGGTACTGCAGTAAATGCATCGAAAGTTGCTAATTCATTTATATTTAAAGTAGCAGGAGGAAGTACAGAGGGTACAAATTTATATACATTTAATGGATCTGCAGCTAAAACAATTAATGTAGTAGCTGGTAGTAATGTAACCCTTACTCCTACTGTAGGACAATTAAGTATATCTGCTAAAGATACCACATATGCAGTTGCTACCACATCCGCTAACGGTCTAATGAGTTCTGCAATGGTAACCAAATTAAATGGTGTAGCCACTAATGCTAATAATTATTCATTGCCAACGGCAACTGGTTCTGTATTGGGTGGAGTAAAAACTGGAAGTAACATTACAAATTCTTCTGGAACTATTTCTTTAAGCAGTGGTAATGTAACTAGTGCATTAGGTTATACTCCTGTTAAAAATGAATCTGGTGTAGCAAGTATTAGAGTTATGACTCAGTCTGCATATGATGCATTATCAAGTAAATCAGCAACAACGTTATATATAATTACAGGTTAATATGATAAAGTTAGGAAGTACAGATATAACAAATGTAATGTTGGGAACAACTAAGGTGGACGCAATATTTCTTGGTAATACGAAAGTGTATCCAAATCTACCTGTAGTAGAAGGAATATATGTATATCACGTGGATAAGAAATTTTATACTTTTCCTGAATTTCAAAAATTATCCATTACTGCTATATCACAAGTTCTTGGATTTGCTATTATAGATAATCAGGGTTCGTTTTTACTTCCACCTAAACCAAATCTAACTAATGGTTATAGGTGGTGTCCTGAAAATTTTGATACTTTCCTAGTACCAGATGTTGGAATTGGTGTTGATGATCTTAATGGTAGACAAAATACAGAAGTGTTGTTTAATAACTTTCATAATGTTGCTGGATCGAATGAGTATGCTGCTGGATATGCATATAGGTTTACTCCTGTACCGATTGGTACTAATTGGTATTTACCATCTATTGGTGAACTTATTATAATCCACAGGTACGTGTCAGAATTGAATGATTGGGTATTTGATACATTTGGCTTTTCTTATTTTCCTTCTTCTGGTGCTAAAGCTTTTTGGTCTTCCACACAAGGAGATGCTACTACAGCTTGGCAATTAAGTATTTTTGCCGGTGAACCCCATACAGCAGTAAAGAGGAAACCCAATGTAGCACTTCCAGTAATTAAATTAGGTTAGTTAATAACCGCTATTACTTAGGATAGTGTCAATTTGTAAATAAAGAACTTTTAAACCTTATTGACGTTTACTAAATAAACTGTCAAAAGATATCAGAACGCTAGCTAATCTTGTATTGGTTAGCGTTTTGTTTTTCAATCATCCTCTTTCAAATTATTGTAATGTTACAAAGACTAAATAATATTATATTAACAGCTCGAAGTGTAGCTACAGTGAATTACTTTAAAGAATTAGTTAATGATGGACCAATTAAATTTGCTGCCTGTTTGCTTTCTGGTACAATGGGTTGGTTGTCTACATTCTTTGCTCCAATATGGACAGTAATAATTGTAGTGTGTGTATTTATACTTATAGATGCAATTCTTGGCACCAGAGTATCAATTACTCGTGGTGGTAAGTTTGAATCTAGAAGATTGTGGTCTACTTTAAAGAAATTCGGAAACTGTGCAATGATAATTTCTTGTTGTCATCTCATGGACACAGAAATATTAAAATCAATAGACATGCATTTGGTAGAAGCATTTTCAGGAATTGTCTGTGGAGTTGAACTATGGTCGATGATCGAAAACCTTCAAGCAATTGATCCTACTGGACCGTGGAAAATCTTTAGTAAATTCATACGTAGCAAAGGAGAAAAGTATTTAGACATTACAATAGAAAAAGATGATTTACCAAAAATAAAGAAATTAGTAAAGAAAATAAAATGATATTTTCCAAAGTAAAATTAGCAATTGCTGTTATTTTTAGTTTACTATTGTTTAATAATGTCAGACTTGCTAAGAAAGTAAATGACTTAGATAAACAAGTAGGGATTGCAATGAATAATGCTCAAGTATGGGAAAATATTGCAAATCAAAATAGAAATGAAGCAAGGTTATTGGAATTGACAGTAAATGATTTTAAAAATTCTAACGATAGTCTAATAAAGGTCGCCAGGGATCAACAAAAGAAGCTAAAGATCAAAGATAAGCAACTACGTCAAGTAGCATCCACTGAGACCGTAATTAGAGACACCACAGTAAGAATAATCCCTTCGAAAGAAAAGGATTTCTGTGTAGAGCTAAAACCAAATCAATTGACAACCATCACGGTGGCTAGAAAAGATAGCGTGTTCACACATACTATGGAAATACTAAATCATCAAGATTTATTTGTATACGAAGATAAAGTCTATAGAAGACGTTATAAGAATTGGTTTCAAAGATTAATTCACTTCGATTTTAAAAAAGATAAAATCAGTAAATATCAAATTATAAACTCTAATGATTTAATTCAAGTATTAGATACTAGAGTAATACATATATCAGAATAATTGCAATACATTTCAATTTAGTGTTAATCAATAAATAAATTGAAACTATGCATTTGAACAAATTATTAGAACAAATTAAACGCCATCAATCCCCTACAGAAGCTATAGATAAGTTGGCAACAGCTTTAGAGAAGCATGAAGGTAGCCTGTTGGAGAAAGGCTTCACTATTTTAAAGTCAGAATTGGCTGCAAATATGTATGAAGCTATAAATGGCCCTCATTTTGATGAGGAACATGCTCGCTATGCTGTAGAGGGTATGGAAAATGAGGATGGTACAAAAGGTCCTCACTGGACGGTTGAAGAGACAACGTCCGTTGCCAATCAAATGGGCATAAACTTAAAATCAGAGAAACATAACAAGTGGGACTGGTTTGTTGCTATGAATATGATATATTCAGACTTTTATAAAGCAGTAGTAGCAATGACTGGTAGCGCAAATACCAAATATTTCGCAGAATTAGCTAAAGCTTGGCTTTGTGACAAAGACATTTCAGAAGGCAAGATGTGGCACTACTATGTGTACATTATGTGTGACGACGAAGAAAACGATTATAAAGCATACGAACGTATGCACAGAGATCGTGAAGAAGAATATGGTCGTTATGCAAGACGTTCTGGTAGAATGGAATATGCAAATAAAGAAAGCGATTACCGATATCCTTACTCTAAATATTATGACGAGTATGAAAGACCTGGTCGTAATAGATATTATGAACTAGAGTATGAATATGGGGATCGTGAAAAAGAAATGCGTGACCGTGATAAAGAATCCAGAGATAGACGTAACACATCTGTTAGATATTTCTAATTATCAAATTATATATAAATCAATTAAATTATAAATCATTATGTTAGAAAACGAAAGAATTATTGTACAAGACCGTGGTGGTATTGATGCTGGTATCGCTGCGTTAATGCAGAATGCTAATAAAGGTTTTGACCCCGCTGCTTTAATGGCCATGATGAACAATGGTAATGGCATGTTCGGTGGTAACGGTGGTTGGTGGTGGATCTTCATCATCGTGCTCTTCTGGATGTGGGGCGGATGGGGTGGAAATGGCTTCGGTCGTGGAAACCAAGCAGAAACAAATTCGGATTTCGCTCGTTTAGCTGCTATGGGTAATCAAAACAACAATACAGACTTATTGATGCAAGCAATCAATGGTAATAAAGATGCAATCAATACATTATCTACTAATCTGAACTGCGACGTTAAGTCAATTGACAACGCTTTGTGTTCTATCCAGAATGCAATTGGTAAAGTTGGCGGTGAAGTAGGTTTCTCTGCAGAAAGAGTAATTAATGCAGTTAACGCAGGTGACTGCAATGTTATCAAAGCTATTAGTGACTGTTGCTGCACAACTCAACGTTCAATTGATTCAGTTAATTTGAATCTGACTCAGATGAATGCTGATAACAGATTGTCTATCTGTCAGCAAACTAATACTTTGCAGAACGCTATTACTTCAGGTTTCAATACCTTGTCTAGTGAAAATGCTACAAGATTTAACATTCTTGGTGCTAAGATAGACGCTCAGACTCAGATTATCAATGACAAGTTCTGTCAATTAGAGATGAGAGAAATGCAAAATAAGATCGACACATTACGTGACGAAAAGAATGCATTACAATCTTCTGCATTGCTACAACAACAGACTTCTAATATCGTAAGTCAAATTAGACCTTGTCCAGTTCCTGCTTACTTAACATGTAATCCTTATGGATGTAATGGTGGGTTGAATGGATACGGTTACGGTTATCCTTATGGATACGGTGATAGCTGTTGCGCTTAATAAGAAAGGAGGCGATTATGTATCCTTTCGTATTTAATCCATTTGGTAGAAATAACACCGTAAATATTTTAGATCTAGTAATACCTAAAGTAAAAACTATAGCAATAGGTGAATCCACTGAAAATGTAGTATTAGGTATCTGCCCTAAAGTATGGTGTAGATTACCCAAAGAAGGTGTAATTGTTTTGGAAGTTAGACACACAGCAGAAGCTTCAGGAGATAGTCTACCTGTATTTATCTCGGTTTCTGGTTCTGTAAGTACTGCTTCAAATACTCGCAATATACCTTTAGTAAATGCTTCAAGTGAGCCAATTACTGGTTCACAAGTTAGTGCTGGGAACAGACACATCGCATATTTTAATAAATGTGACAATGTAATACAATTGATGAATTATACTCCTGCACCAGCTGCCTAAATATTAATCAAGATATATGGGCAGCTATGAGAGTTGCCCATATTCTTTAAACTTATAAAGATATGACATTCTCTCAGTTAACGTCGGGTACCAGAATACACGTACTCGAGATAACAGGTACTTTTAAAAAGAACACAACGTACAGTTTAGGAACGGTAGTCAGTGTATCAAAACCCTATGACGAACCAATGCCACCGACACAATTTCCGATGCCTATGCAAAATAGACGTAAGCTCGTGGATCTAGTGATTTCGTGTGATGGTGAACAAAGAAAACTGTCAGTATCTGAAGATAAAACAATGATGACCGATTCATCCATCGGTCTTACTATAGCCACAGAAAAATCACAAATTGTTAACATGGTTAGACAGTCTCTTGATGATTGTAGAATTAAGAAAGAGAGCCTGAGTAAGATTGATGAGGAGATGAGGAGATGTGAAGACATCTTAAAAATACTTAATGTAAATTCGGACATAACAACCAATGTGACAAAAGATTTCAAAGAACTTGATGACTTAAAAGCTGAAGTGAAAGGGCTTAAACAACTTTTACAAAACGTATCTGCTGTTCGTCCGGAAGTAATAAAAAATACTCCACCTAATTCTACTGAAGACAAAAAAGTAGAACCAGAAGGAGAAATAAAAAAAGAAATCTAAAACACAAAGGTTGGCTATTTAGTCAACCTTTTTTATTTTAAACAATATGAGCACATTATACAATAACAAATACGATATCCTAGCTAGTACAATTCAACCCAACCCTGCTTCTGTTAAATATTGGGCAGATTTATCATCTAATGCAAATGGTGGAGATTTGAAATATTTTGACGGTACCAAGTGGGTTTTGGTAAATAACAAAGCTACTGAAGACATTAGTACTTTAAAACAAGATGTGGAAACTCTTAAAGAATCCAAAGTAGACAAAGTGGAAGGTAAGCAATTATCTACTGAAGATTATACAACAGCTGAAAAATCTAAACTTGCAGGTCTATCTAATTACAACGATAATGAAGTAAGAGAATTGATTTCAGCTTTAAATCTTAGATTGACTACTCTAGAAGGTGATTATGAAGCTTTGGAAGCAAGAGTTGCTGCATTAGAAACGCCAGCTGCATAAAATGGAATTAAAATTAAATAGAATCTTTCTAGGTAGTTCTGCAACCATTGGAGAATTGTATGTTGATGGGGAACACATAGCAGACACTCTTGAAGATAGAGTGAGACCAGAAGGAGAAAAAGTTTATGGTAAAACTGCAATATCCGAAGGTACTTATGAAGTTAAATTAACTTATTCACCAAGATTCAAGAAAATATTACCAGAAATACTTAACGTACTTAATTTTAGTGGGATTAGAATTCATACTGGTAATAGTTCTAAAGATACAGAAGGGTGTATACTTGTAGGTACTTGGGATGGTGAAAAAGAAGATTGGATAAGTGACTCTAGAATAGCATTTGAAAAACTTATGTCTTTACTTCAGAAAGCTGAGGATAAAAAAGAATCCATAACAATAACAATTAATAATTCGTGGAAATGACATTTAATTCACTAAACGCAATTATAGACGACATTTATAACATCTTAAGAGATAATAATGTATCAGAAAGTGAAAATCTAAGTCGTATACAAGTAGAGCAATGGATTCATCAATACAGAGCATACTTGATCAAACAAGATCTAGATAAAGGCAGAGACATAAATGAATCGTATGTTCAAACAATAGGACCATTACATATTTCTAAAGTACGTAATTGCCCTACAGATGGATACAATTATAAATCTGATGAAGAACTACCAAAGTTTATAGATTTACATTTTGGATCTGGATTGATTTGTGTAAAAGACTTAGATGGTAATTTGATTCAAGTTGGAACTGAAACCAAAGCAAAGTATCAAATTAATAGAAAATATACATGCAATGATTATATTGCATATCTTAAAGGAAATCATTTGTACATAATGGGACCAGAACATCTAGAGTATGTTAGAATAGATGGTATACTAGAGGACCCAACATCAATTGGTGAATGTTTTGATAGGGATGATACACCATATCCTGTTCCTGCAAACATGATACCCACAATTAAAGATATGATCTTTACTAAAGAATTAAACTTGATGCTGCAAATGCCAAATGATACTACTAACAATAGTACAAATGATGTAAAAGTTCAATAATGGAGACAAAAGCTTATACAGGACACAATTTTTATGATTCATACTTAGAATATGTAGAAGATAATCCACTATATCAAGTTGAATACAGAGTGTTTAGAGATATAATAAATGATTACTTTAAATACCTTAGAGATGAATTAATAGAAAATGGAAAAGAGGTTAAATTACCATGTAGAATGGGGACCATTCAAATAGTAAAACACAAACCCAAAGAGTATACTGGAAAGAGTCTTCGAATTGATTATGCTGAGAGCAAGAAAGCCGGTAAAGTTATTTATCATTTAAATGAACATTCTAACTTCTATAAATATAGAATATATTGGAATAAACAGAATATGATAACACCAAATAAAACCAAATATCAATTGGTGATGACAAGGGATAATAAAAGGCATCTTGCTCAGATTATCAAAAATCATATTAGAGATTATAGAGAATTATGATTACAAAATTAACTTCAATTAAAACGGTAATTGCTAAGATAATTGCTGATCTAGATTTGAAAGAAGACGACATCCGTATATCAGATGTACGAAGTTGGTGTGGAGAAGCAATTGAAAAGATTGGCGCTGTTACACAGTTTATTCCAAAAGTATCTGGTCAAGATGGTACTCCAATTACAAAACTGTGTGGACATCAAGCATCGTTACCATGTGATCTTCATCAATTACATCAAGTTGCATATTCTTTCAATTGTGATGGACCTTGGTTTCCTATGAGGAAAGCTACAGGTTCATTTGCTGTTTGGGGACATGACAAATGTTGTTGCAATTGTGGTTGTTATGATGAACTTGGCCACAAAAAGGAATGCCGTCATAATAATTGCTGTGAACATTGTGACCCAAATATGATTGTACAAGAGGATACAATGGTTAACTTGGTAGTGGATATGATTGGTAACATAGATAAAACAGAGGCTTTAGAATTACTAAATACCAATCAAAATCTACGTACAATTATTTCAAATCTTATAAACGAACGTACACATAACGATGGGTTCAATACAGCAAATCCTAGTGGTGGATTGCAATATAGTATCAAACCTGGATTTATAATGTGTAATGTTCCGTCAGGTTACTTAAAATTATCATACAGTGCGATACCTACCGATGAAGATGGATACGCTTTAATACCAGATTTAACTTCTTATACTGAGGCTATATACTGGTATGTTACAATGAAACTGAAGTATCCTGAGTATTTGAATGGTAAGTTAAATCGAGAAGTGTACTACGATATTAGAAGATCTTGGAATTTTTATAGAAACCAAGCATATGCTGAGGCATTGATGCCAAATGAAGATGGTATGGAGTCTATTAAAAATAATTGGAATAAAATCGTTCCAGAATTTAGAGATCACAATACTTTTTATTCACATACTGGGGAAAGACAAATAATTTATAACGCAAATGAACGCTACTAGACAAACAAATACATTTTCTGGGGGTCTTAGTATGGACGTAGATTATTCCGTATTGAAAGATAACCAGTATATATATGCAGAGAACATTCGTATACTAACGAATGAAGGATCTTCTTTTGCAGCAATGCAAAATATAGAAGGATTTTTAGCGTGTAGACCTTCTTCAAATTTGTCTGGTGAAACTATCATACATGTTACCACAGTAAGAGATTGGGCGATTGTCTTTACTAAGATTAATGGTACAAATAACAATAATGTATATAGAATTGATTTTTCTAGATCACAAGAAGAACCAATTGTAACGAAAGTAGTAACCAATAGACCTTTAGATATAACAGTTTCGTCTAATAATGTTGCTGCAATTAGTAGTGTATGTAGATGGGAAGCAAGTAATAATGTAAAAGTATATTGGGCAGATGGTCATTCACAAATTAAAGTAATCAATGTGGATGATGATCACATATCTAGTAATTCATCTATTACTTCGGATACTATAGTAATGCTACCAAAGGCTACATTACCTCCATTTGAATTTAATGGATTTGGAACAGGTAGTTTAGAGTCTGGAATGATACAGTACTGTTATCAATTGTTTAAAGTAAGAGGTACAGAGTCTGCGATATCTCCACTTACTCCTCTTTATCATTTGAGTGATGGAGATCAAAAAACTAATTATAATGCTGTAAAAGGAAGTTCTAAAGGACAAAATACTGGTAAGTCCATAAAGTTACAAGTAAGAAACAATAGCACTGGATTTGATAGACTTAGAATAATCTCCTTATTCTATAAGGCAAAGAATGAAGTACCTGTAATATCCATAGTAGACGATATAGTTATTGGAACTGGTTCTGTAATAAACTATGAAGATAAAGGTGGTAGCTTAGTATCGGAATTAAGTATTGATGAATTTAATTCATTAGCTAATTATACATTTATACCTGAAGTAATAGAATCTAAAGATAATAGATTATTTGCTGCCAATCTTACTGAGGAAACATGGGATGTAGAATATGATGCTAGAGCATTTAGAGCTAATTCTTCTGGCAATGTATTATTGTTATCTAACTCTGGCTCTTCATTAAACTTTGCTTTATCTGCATTAACTACTACAAATATACCTAAAGATCATGATTGTATATGCCCATTTAATGTTGATGGTAGTGCTTATAAATACACTACTTCTCCAACAGGAGGATATATACAAGGTGGTAAAGGTAAGAATGTGTCTTATAGGTTTATTACTACAGACTTGCTAGAAGATGGATCTACCACATCAAGAGGAATGGTAAATGAAGAATTTACATTTAATGCCTCATCAAGATCTCTTACTAGTCTAGATATCAACTACGAGGGAAATGACAAATCAAATTCAATAAGTTTATCATCTGGTAATAAGATACCAAACTATTCTAATGCTGAAATAGAATCCAAAGTAAAAGGATATATGAGGGATGAAATCTATAGATTTGGTATTGTATTATACAATAAACAAGGTTTAGCATCTCCTGTACATTGGATAGGTGATATAAGAATGCCGTCTAATAAAGATTCTGGTTATAAGTTTTTTACTTCCAATGAAGCTAGTGATTATGGGTCTAATTTATCAGTTGTTACTAAACCACTTGGTATTGAATTTGAAGTAAAGAATTTACCTTCAGATGTAGTAAGATATGAAATAGTTAGATGTGAAAGAACACTGTCTGATAGAACCATATTAGCCCAAGGTGTAGTAAGTTGTGTTACAAATTATGATAAGGATTCTAATATCTTAACACCTTTCCCATATTTAGCTTATTCAAACAAGCACGGTTACTATGCAAAGACTCACAACAATGGAGATTTCCAATATACCTTTAATTTGTCAAATACACAATCTAACAATTATTTCATGTTTGTATCTCCAGAAATAGCAGTCAACAGAGAAAATGCTGATGCATTAATTGATAAGTTTCAAACAGTTGAAAAGGTAGGATATATGACATCTCCTATTACTGCGGACGGTGATTGGGGAATTACAGAAGCTGGAGCTACAAAAGTATTAGCAAATGCTAGATCTATAAAGTACGATGGTACTACGATAAAACCAACTAAAACATTAGGTAATCAACCTAGTAATGGCTATGTATCTGGTGGGTGTGTTGTAATAAATAATGATGATTTTTATGCAGCATTGTTAGCTAAATACTATGGGTTATATGTTGAAAGTGGTGTACAATCAGCTGCAATAGAAAGCGCAAAATATGCTGGACCTAGTAGCCCTTGGTTAACAAACGGTGATCAGCCTTGGTATAATGCTGAAGCAGTGACTATTGGTGACAAAGTTTATTATAACTGGGTGTGGGATAATATTAGAACTGCAGGAGATGGCGAAGTAGATAAGACTGATGCAAACAATGTTAGAAAATATGGTCCACATGGGATTTGTGCTATATTCAAAAGTGATAACATGATCTCTAACATATCTTTAGCATCAGGATCTTCAAGTGCTAGATATTTAAATGCAGTAGCATTATGTAATATTAAACAAAGTGTAAATGCTTATGGTGGTAATTCCTACTCTGCCGTACAGAATTCTGTGTATATTACTACAGGAGCTAGTGCTGAATCTAGTGTTTCCACAGTGTTGTGTTATGGTGGCGATACTTATTTAAATATATTTGATTATAATAACTGTATGTTTAGTTACAATACAGATGATTATTATAATAATAAGGCAAATAGATTATTCTTAGGTGCGTTCATACCATGTGAATCAAGTGTTAATTTAGCATTAACCCATGCTGATTCATCTATAAATAGAACTTATCAAGCTGGTGATGGATATGCTAATCATTTCGTAGAAGATGATATAGTTACTGTTGGAGATTTATATACTCAAAATACTCCATCATATGCATACAATGACGCATATTCTGCTCAGCCTAATGCAAAGAAATTTGTAGCTAAATCTATCTATAATATAGATAATCTATTAACAGATACTCGTATCATATCTTCAGAACTGAAAACAAATAATGAAGTTACTGATTCGTGGACAAAATTTAAAGTAGCTAATTATCTTGATGTAGATACTAGATTTGGTCCAATTAATGATATGAAACTGTTTAAAAATAATTTAGTATTCTGGCAAACAGACGCTTTTGGCACAGTTGCAGTAAATGAACGTTCTATTATAACTGATAATAATCCAGGTGCTCTTACTCTAGGTACTGGTGGTATACTAGATAGATATGACTATTTTACCACAATGAATGGTGAAAGTCCAAACCAGTTAAGAGCAAATACTCAATCAGATAGCACTGTGTACTGGTATGATAGTAAACGTAATGAGATATGTGGTTTTAATGGTCAATTACAAACAGTATCTAAATTAAAAGGAGTTCAATCTTATTTGAATAAGAATAAAGACTTGTTTAAAAAAGATCCTATTGCAGTATATGATAAGAAATACAATGAAGTTCTGTTTACTCTAGGAGATAAAACACTAGCGTTTAATGAACAATTAGGAGTATTTACTTCATTCTATAACTATAATCCAGACTATTATGCAGAGTTTAGTGATAAACTATATTTATTTAAATCATTGAAACTGTTTAAATATAATGGTGGTGAACAAGCTGATTTAGATTCTGACAAAGCAAAGGTATCTGAAATAGAATTTGTAGTTAACAAAGATTATCCACAAACCAAAACATTTGATAATGTTGAATATAGTGGTAATTTTACTACGGATACTAACTTTGATTTGATATTATTTACTACAAAAAGACAAACTAGTGAAACATTGACTAGTGAAGATATTGATTACAGAGAGGATACTTATAAATTTGCAATCCCTCGTAATTCTTTGAAGCTTAATGAAGTAGAACAACTGGCTAACAAATCATACAAAGATAGGATGAAAGGAAAATATCTTATCTGTAATTATAAGTATGATTGCAATGGTGGTAATAAATTTAAAGTGCCATACATTAGTACAGCTTATAGATACTCAATGATATAATATGAAAAAGAAAAATAACAAAAATACTATACCAGCGTATGCGTTTGGCATGGATCAGTTGTCAAACTACCTTGGTGGAGCTAATGTATTTGGCTCTGCCATTTCTGGTTTATCAGAAGAAGGTTCAACAGGTGATATTGCAGGTAGTACTATTGGCAGTGCAGCTTCGTTAGCCGGTGCTGGTCTCACTGTAGGTGGTCCTATTGGTGCTGCTGTTGGTGGTGGATTAGGATTAGTGAGTGGACTTATTGGTTCAATTAAACGCAAGAAACAAATGCAAGCGTTAAGACGCAGAAAAGAAACTCTCAATAAAACTAAAATAGGTATGAATGCCGCAGCTGAAACTGAAGGAGAATATTGGGATGATAATGATCTTGCATATACATTTGAGAATGGTGGAATACTCCCAGACTTAGCTTACTTGGACAACAATGAAGTGGTTAGAGATGATTATGGAAATATTGTTCAAGTTCCAAATACTCAACCAGGCACAGATAATCATTTAGTTGATGCGTCTACTTTGGAATCTGTGTTATCTGACAAAATTAAAAGACCTGGTACAAAGAACACATTTGCTAAGGAAGGACAAATATTATCTAAGATGACGAAACCTAGCAAAGGCAAAGACAAGTTTGCTGAAAATACAAACAGATTAAATAAAATAAATGCTAATAAAGCTTACAATAAATTATTAGCAGAACAAGAAGCAGTTAAAGCTGCTAAAGGAGTTAAACCCAAAGTAAAAGGAATACCTGCATATGCAGATGGTAAGGGTAAAACTGTAGACGAAGTGAGAAGTAAGATGAACACAGATACATACGCTGCATACTCTGATTTCTTTGATGAACTTGGTACAGGATTAAATAAATTTGGTGAAGCATTGGGGTATTTTCCAAAACGCATATTTGGTCCTCTTATAAATAACAAGAACATAACTAAAGCTGTAGAATCTGCAAGAAATACAAAGCCTTCTGCCACTTCTATGGATTATACTGGTGACACCAACATTAGTAAAGTATTTAATAGAAGTACATCTATGAATCCTTTATCAATTGGTTCTCCTACTACTGGTGCTTGGTTTTCATATCCAACACAAACAGTAGATGCAATCACATATGCAAACGACGAGCCGATCTATGTTGACATACCTCTTCGACCGATTGAATCTGAACCAACTGTAACAAGCATGTACAAAAATGCATCGAATAAACAAGTTACAAAAACTCCTAGTACTACTGGTTCCGTAACCACCAAACAGACAACCAAACCCAACATTACTAAAACCACTACTCAAAGATTATCTGAACCAACAATACCACTAGTAAATACTAGTATGACAATAGATTGGGATGATGTTGTTACTCCAGTAAATATACCAACGTCTGCAGATGAAGCTACTAAGAAACGTGCACTTGGTAAACCAAAAAGTGGTTATTCACCAGATTGGTTATCATTGGCTCCTACAGTGTATAATGCTTTGCAGTCATTAAGAGGACCAGAAGAAGAACCATTAGTATTAAACCCATATGCTGGTGCAGTTAGAAGTACAATGGCTAGACGTAAAATGAATATTGAACCCGCAAGATTGGCTAACAGTAGATCAAGAGCTATTTCAAACTATAACTTAGCAAACATTAATGCTAACACTGGTTCTAATTTAGCAGCAAGAACTCAAGCTGCTGTTGATGAATATGCTTCTAACGCAAATATGTACGCAACTAAACAAAATGCCGATAATGCTTACTTGGGAGAATACGCAAATACTCTTAATAATTTAGGACAACAATTTGTACAAAGTGAAAATATGTACAATGATCTTAATGCTAGAAATAGAGCTGCTGCTAGAAACTTTGGAGCAACTGCAACTAGTCAACTTGGTAAATGGTCTCAAGTAAATAGACTAATGCAAAATCAATCTAGTAGGGATCAAATGACACTACCATTCTTAGCTGATTTCTTAAGTCAAGGATTTACTAAAGAACAAGTGGATAATTTATTAACAAGAACTAGAAATAGAGTTTAATATGGTAAATAGATATGATAATCCTGCACAAGCAGAGTTCATAAATACATACGTTCCAATTCCATTTGAACAATTGTATACACTTGGGAAGCAGGCAAAAGAAAACGTAGATCAAGCATTAAAAGATTATTCAACAGCTTTGGATAAATGGGCTGAATTTCAATCTCCATCCGCTGCTGACACAAAAGCATACTATGATGAAACTTATGGTAGAGCTTTGCCTGTGGCTGAAGAACTGTCTAAAAACTTAGACATGATAAAAACTGCAGAAGGTAGATCTAAGATATATTCAGCAATAAACAATGTAGACAGAGCTAAATTAAGTATGCTTCGTCAAAGTGCTGAAGGTTTAAGAGAGAGACAAAAAGTAAATCAACGTCTAATGCTAGAAGGTAAATATAATCCCTTGTGGCACGATGTTGATTTTACTGGTTATAACACACTTACTTCAGGCATTTATAATGATGTATCTCCACTAGGTTATCAATCAATAAAAGATCTTACAGATAAATATGTAAATAATCTTAAAGATAGCTATTTGGGTAGATCCAATGGTTTTATTCATACTGGTGTAACTGGGGATCAAATTAAAAAAATATTGGATGAAAATAAAAGTGGTATACTATCTACTCCTGAGGCTCAAATGCATATGCAAGTGTACTTAAAACAGAACCCTGGAGCAACTGCTGAAGATGCTGCAAATGCTTTTATGGAAAGAGCATATATAGATAATCAAGAATACATTAGAAATAATATTACAGTAGACCCATATGCAATGCAAGCTTTGAAAGAACAACAAGCTTTAAGAGTTGCAGCTACACGAAAAGGAAAAAATGGTGAACAACCAACTGATTATCCAGATGCTTATACTAAATTGTATAATGACGCAGTAGTTCAAGAAAAGCGTCAAATGCAAAATAATCCAAATCTAACTAGAACAAGATCATTTATAGAAGGTCAAGCATCTATGATACAGACTTTGACAGACGCTGCTAATGCTCTAGAACTAGGTGCTATTACTCCAGAAGAATACAACACTATGTATAAGGCATACCAAGAATCTGCATCAAAGAACTACAGTAATGAAGCTATGGCAAATGCTTATGCAGAGGATGTTAGGGATATGTTTGCTAAACAATCTGATATATTCCCAGCTGTTGGAGTAAAACAAGAAAAGTTACCATTGTACTATGATACTGCGTCCAGGGTGTTGAACGAGCTTACTTATCCTACTTCAGGATTAGTTATGAACCGTTACAATAAAATAAAATCTTCTAAAGAAGTAGAAATCAATAGTAATGATGCTATAACTAATGGGTTTACTATTCCAGATACTAATGGATTAATATTGTCCACAGACTTTGTAAACAAAATGATGAAGGTACCTTCTATGAAATACACTGTTCAGGATAATTCAAGACTTAATAGAAACTTTGCAGAAGATTTAAAATCTGGAGTATTCCAGGACGTTATAAAAGTGCCTAGAAATAAAATAATGGTAGGTGAATCCAATGGTCAACCACAATTATTTCAAAGGGTTAGTGTTAAGATACCTATTCAGTCTATAAGAAATGCTAACTATGATGTTGACAGTTTTAAAGAAATGGTTAATAAAACTATGGGTTTAACATCTGAAGTTGGTTTAAGTGTTAAGCCAATAAAAGGTGAAAGTGTGGAAGATGCATGGGGTCACTCTGACACCAGAGGTGGTGCAGCTCTTACTGGAGAATACTTTACATTTGATGCAATGGAACCAATTGATCCACATGGTATGACAAGAATGACTTTTGATCAAGAAGTCAATAAAGAACATGGTGGGTCTAAACTACAAAATGATTTATATGATAGTTCATATAACGAATCATATTCTTCTGATATCGAACTTTATCAAACTATGCTTAATCTGTTACAATAATATATGGAAACATCTATATTAGACAAATACAATGCTGGTTTAATACCTTCTAAAACCAATGCTACTACTGCGGCTATACGACAAGTAAACGCCCAGCATTCCCCTTTAACAAAGATTAAAACGGGATATGATCGTGAATTGGAACAAACACCAATTGATGATTATGAAGAAATGTATCTATTGGACAAAGAAAATCCAGAGGAAACTCTTAAAGATAAGAGCTACTTAAAAGATGCATGGACTACTTTCATGAATAGTAGAGATCAAATTAATCTAATGTCAGAAAGAGCTAAATTAGCTAAGGATATAAATCCCGTATTAGATGATATTGATTATGAATTGAATTTTCTTAGTGATAAGCAAAAGCTTAAAAATCTTGAAAATACTATTCCTACTTTGGATGAGAATTCTGAAGAATACAAAAATGCAATATCTGAATACTTTCAACTCCAAAGAACATTAGCAGATAGACAAGAGCAATACGATAGCATCTTGTCTAAATATGGTGAAAAAGAAGGTGATAACATTGATGCGAGAATTGAATATCTAAGTAATTCTAGAAAATCGTGGGAAGAAGAAAGATCTAAAGTAAATGAAGAAATAAATAATATATATTCTGATTTACGAGAAAGATCTGAAAATTATACACCGTCTTCTGAATTTAGAATAAAGGAACAAAGAGCTCAAGATAAACCTTGGTATTCCCCAGATTATTTCTTATACGCTGGTCCAGGTTTAACAGGTTCTTCTATGGCAACTGTTGATGGTTATATTGCAGATGCTTTAGCTACCGGAGCTTTGTGGTTAGGTAGACACTATGCTACTACTGGAGCATTGAACGCTGTCCCTGGAATTGGTGCTGCATCTAATTTAATTGGGTGGGGTAGTGCAATTGCAGCTACTGCAGCTAGTGTTGCTGGTAATATATACAGTAGACATAGAGAATCTTTAGCTCAAGTATATGGTGCATATAGATCTAGAATTGAAGATAATCTAAAGGAACAAGGCATTGATATTAAACAATATGCTGAAATTGGTAGAAATCAGTTAAAACAACAAAACCCTAATGTAGATGTTTCTAAAATCTCTGATGATGAAATAATCGATAGAGTTATATCTGGAGAAATAAACATAGATGATGCAACTTTAGCCAATGCAAAAAGATCCCTGAAAAATGGATTAGAAAGAGTTTATGATAACAACATGGCATTATCTGCTATGGATGTTGCTCAATCTGCTTTAGTATTTGCACCTCTTGGCAAAGCTATGGGTAAAATAATAACAGCTCCAATTAAAACTGCTTTAAATCCATTATTAAAAACAGGTACAAAATTAACTGAAGCTGCAGCAAGTAAATACAATAAACTTATAGATGCTTATACTGGATTTAATGCTAGACTTGCATATAATTCTCCAGTAAAAAATGCTAGCTTACAAGCCGCCAAGGCACTCGGTAGATTAGGTTTCTCTGCTACTGGAGAAGCATTTGAAGAAGCTAATCAAGATGTGTTTGATTATGATTATATTTCAGGTAAGTATGATGGAAAGTCTAGCAGCATTTTTCAATCTTTGATGGGTTTAGCTGATGCAAATTATCGTACTGCAAAAATATTGTCTGGAATAGATACTGAATCTGAATTAGCAAATGATCCACAATTTTGGAATGATGTAAAAGGTGGTTTTGCATTAGGTTTATACATGGGTGGACCTACAATTGCTTATCATTCTGGGTTAAAGACTTACAAAGACATGACTGCCAACTCTTTTGTAAGAGACGTAGTTGCAGATCACATTGGTAAAAAAGATGCAATGATCAAAGCTATGTCCTACTCTGAGATGGCAAACAAAAAATTAAACTATCAACAAAATGTACTTGATGTACTTGAAAACTACAAGTACAATCTACCAGAAGGTATCACTGAACAAGATTTAAATGATGAGATAGCTACTGCAAATAATATCTTTAGTTTATCTAAATCTAAAGTAAATCAGAACATTGGTAAAACTATTGGTTACAATCCTGGGACTACTGAATATAATACTTTAATTGGGTTGCAACACTTGGCAACAATAGATGCACAAGAAGCACTTGACAATGCTAATCAGGCACAAGAGGCAGACAATGCTTTCTATACTACTCTGGAAAATGATCAAATGTTAAATCATTATTCTCCAGAAGAAAAGCTTACTGCTGTAGCATTAACTAAATTAAATATTCAAAAGCAAGCATTAGAACAATTAAAAACAGCACTTGAATCTAAATCAGAAGAAAATCAACAAAAGTTTGGTATAACGAATGAGTCAAATGCTGTTGGTAAATCTATTTCAAAAGAAATACCTAATATATTAAAAGACATAGATGCTAAACTAAATCAATTATCAGAAGGTACTAGATTCAGTTCAAACTTCATAGCCACTCCAAATTTGGTTAACAAAGGTATTGATAGTTATGTCAACACAATGATTGCAAATCATGACCTTTTGGTAGCTGAGCATAAGATGAATGAAATATTTGGCAATACTTTGGAAGATGGCAAACTCATAAATTTCAACAATGCTTCTGATGAATCAAAAAAACAAATAGGCAAAAAAATAAAAGAAAGAATTGATAAGTATATAAACAATTCAGATGAGTCATCAAGAATAGTAGAAGAAAATGCAAAAGATGTTGTTGAAACAGAAGCTGCAAAAGAGATGTCTAGAGAAGCAGCTAACCAAAGTGATGATCAACAGCCTATCACTAACAATGAAACTCAAGTAGATAATCAAGTAGCTTCTAAAGTAGAACAAGAAAAGGTTGAATCTCCAAAGACTCCTATAATGGATGATAGGGCTACTCCTGACATTGATACTAAGATACCAGTAGCAGAGGTAGAGATAAAGAAAGATGAGGAGTTTCCTAATAAAGGTTTGGAAGAGTTAAGCAAAGAATTTGAAGAAACTTTAGCCAAAGTAAGAGAAAAAAAAGAACCGGAAACAGAAGATACTGAAAGCAAACCTAAATCTAAACCTCAACCAGTTGTTGAAACTCAAGAAGATGAAGAAGATGAAATAGAATTTGAACGAGCTGATGAAAAAGCTTTAATAGATTTTGCAAACTCTGAAGCTGTTTCTGATGAGGAAGATAAGAAAGTATCTGAAACATATAACAATTCTAATCCTGAAGTAACTGAAGAATCTCAAGTAAAATGGGCCCGTAAGAAGATTGCTACAGAATCCACAATGAATAGGAGAACAGATATGGACTCTGAGACTAGAGATTTGGATGAATCTTTAGAAATGGAAGAATTAGTACAAGATAAGGTATCTCATACACTGTTCTTTAATCCTGATGCTACAACGCCTATTTATCCTGGTACCAAGCCAGGCAAGGAATTAGCAGAGAGAATAAAAGATCCAAACTTTTTTAATGATAGTTTCTGTGAGTTTGTTATAAATAAAGATTATACAGAAAAGGGGCATAAACCATATAAAGAAAATGATCCTAGTACATATGATTCTGCATCTATAATAATGTTAATTCATCATGGCACTGGCGATTATGCAATGGCTTTGAAAACTCCTTCTGGAGCTAGAACTTTCTTAGCAGCAAAATTATCTAGCATACCTAAAGAAAGGCTTACAGAAGAGGATATTAATCTTATTAATAATGCTAATGATTTATCTATAGCAGATTTACGTAGATTTAGAAATGCAGTAATTTCTACAATAGAGTCTGCAACAAATGATGAAGCTGTAGTACCTAGCACAATAGTTAGAACCAAAGGAATACCTAATGTTGTTAGAAAAGATGGTAGAGCAGTGTTCAGACCAATTCATGAAGTAAAAGGGTTAGAAGTACCAACAGAAATTACTGACATTACTCCAGAAAAAGTAACATTTGGTATAAGTGATGGTATTGTAAAAGATTCTGATATAATAGGAGCCAATGGTGAGAAATTACCTGGTAAAGGAGGTAGTGGACAATTGTTTATTTACCCACCAAAATCCAATACTTTATCAAATCAAATGCTACCGTTACAATTAACTCTTCAAAGATTTGATAGAAAACAAGCTGAATTCTTAGCCAATTTGTTAATTAATTATGGTGCTAATCCTAATTCTGAATATGGAGATACAGGAATCATTGCTGGAGAATTAATTGATTTCATGGTTAGATTTGGAGATGCTACTAAAGTAACTACTGCAGATAAAACATTTGATTGGTTAAAAGAAAAGCAGTTATATATTGATGATAAAAGTAATTTGGTAATTGGTGAAAAAACATTCAATATTGGTAACTTATCTACTCAGGATAAAAAAGACATAGCTGAAGCATTAATGGGATTCCATTGGCGTGTAGCTAGAAAAAATTTCTTTAGACCAGTAAAAGAGGCATTACCTTCAATATATGATTATTTTAATCATAATTCTATTGACTCACTTGATATTATTCCAGGCGTATCCTTTACTAAGGATGACTTCATTTCTTCTACTCCAGTTTATACTATGGGAGTATTAGAAAAAGCTGGTATAATAAAAAGTGATTTAGATGATCAACTGTTCAAAGATTCTTTCGCATATGCTGAAGATGTTCAAAAGATACCAAGAAAAATCAATAATCCTGAAGTAAAAGAAGCTGTTGAAAACAAAGCAGGTTCATTGCCAAATATTCCTAGTATTCCAGAACCACAGACAAATGTTACTGAAGATGTTACAACATCTGAAATTACCACTCAAGATGATTCTTACATAAAGGAAATAACTAATGATGGAGAAATAGATCCTTTGAGCTTGGGTATTGATGAAGATTTTGATGTACCTTTTCGTAAAGTTGCAGGAAATATATCAGAAGTAGTAACTCCAGAAGAAATTCAATGGTTTAGAAATAAATTAGGATTACCAGAAGATTCTTTACATATCGTTGAAGATGCTATTGCACTTGGTGGTAATGAATATGCTATGGGTCTTGTCAGAAAAGATTCTACCATACTGTGGAAAGGTGCAGAACGTGGTACATTGTATCATGAAGCATTCCATAGAGTATCGTTATTAACTATTTCTCCAAAGGAAAGAAAGAAAATTTATGAATTCTATAGAAATAGAACTGGTTTTGTTGGAAGTGATAAACAAGTAGAGGAAGCTTTAGCAGAAGACTTTAGGCAGTATATGCTGAATAAAGTAGATCCTGAATTAAATCTTCTTAAAAGAGCTTGGAAAGCTATTAAGAATTTCATAAGTAAATGGGTTTGGAGAACTGATACCAGCATTGATAATATTTTTAATAGAATCGCTTCTGGTTATTATAATAGATCTAAACAAAATTCAGCTGCTGTAAATGAATTTCTTGCTGCATATAAAGGTGCAGGTGCCCCATTTAAGGTAAGAGGTCATAAATTTAAAAACATTAATAACACACAATTTAAAGAAACTGTAAATTCACTTGTAGGTGCTTTATTTACATTAAATAATGTAAGATTGCGTGATGATTTACAGAATCTTAATTACGGAGTGTTGAAAGCTGCATTAAAACCAGAAATAACAGCAAAGTTAGTTGAAAAAGGAACTATTACTAAGGAGCAAGGGGAAGTTAGAAATGAAATATACAATACATTTGATACTGTATTTAAACCAGAAATTATAAATAAATTAAATGAGTATCAAATAAGAGCAGTGGATAAGCAGGAAAATATTGATGCAGAGATTGATGAGAAAGCAGTTGGTAATGATGTAGGTGATCAGATGGCTAACTACATTCAAGAACAATTAGCTGTTTCAGTTAAAGATAATGCTCTTGCATCTATAAAGATTTTCATTGCAACAATGCCTAGAACAGAATTTGTCATGAAACAAAAAACAAATCCTGATGGCACTGTGACTCAAGTACAAGGTGTTGCTGCAATAAAGAGTCCTGTTACAGGCTTACCTCTAATGGTCGACTTTGATAAATCTTGGAATACAATTATTAATGAAATTCACTCTGAAAACACATTCAAAGGAATGATGGACAAGAGTGCAAAACTTGCTAAAGTAACACCATTATTTAAAACTTTGTATAATGAGTTATACAAGATTACAAATGAATATGTACAAAAGAAAGGTATTCAAGAGGACGAAGTTCAAAAAATAGCAAGAGAGAATTTACAAACTCAGTTTAGAAACACATTCCGTAAAGCTAGACACAAGTTAGTTGGTATTTTATCAGAAAAAGTTGAAGATGAAAACGGTAATGAACAAACTAACTTGTATGTTAAAGATGAAAATGCAAATAAAGTATCTAAAAATATATTAGAGGGTTGGAATTACAATTTAATAACAAACAGTGGTGTATTAGATACTTCTGATAACTTATTTAAAGCAAAAGTTAGTGAGTCTGAAGAATTCGTAGCTAGAGAAATCAACAATGAATTCAATAAAATAATAAAGATTGTAGAAAAATACAAAACTACACCTAACAAGAAACTAGTAAATGGTCAAACTTATAAAGAGTATGTACCAGAGAAGTTAATTACTATTAAGAATAAGATAGTTGATTTACTTAATAAAGTTGGAGTAGAAATTGATTTAGAGTCACTAAATTCTTTCCTTACTAAGGAATATTATAATTCAGATTCTACTGAGTCATTAGTTTCAATGTTATCAGATAGATCCAATAAAGGTATATATTTCTTCTTTAATTCCAAAGTAAAGGATTTAGCAAAGATTCAAGAAAGTGGTGTAGTTCCTGGTCAATACAATAGAAGTATTACAAAGTATTATGCTGATTCTAAATTCTTAGGAAGACTCGCTGAGACATATGCAATGTTGCATCCTTCTTCTGATGAATTATCAGTATTATCTACTGATGGTAAATTGTTGTATCCTATATCAGAACACAATTATTTGTCTGACATGGTTCAAAGATTGGATAATGACCCAGCAACAGTAGAAGCACTTACCAAAGTATTATACAATACTGGTAATAATACCAATCCTAATTACTTCAAGGGTTCTGTATTGTTAACAAATTTATATAATAATGCAGATGCTAAAGGTAAAATAGGATTTGAAACTCTTGTTTATTTTAAAGAACAAGGTAGTGCAGATAAAGGACGTAAGTACACAGAAATATCCCCTCTTGAAGACTATATTGCTAAGATGACATTCACTAGAGCAGGTAGAATTATCTTACCTACTATGGGTGATTCTCAAACATATAATACATTATATGGTACTGCAATAAACAACTTTAAAAATCCATTTGACGTAAGTAATGGTGAAATAAAATTCGATGCTCAAATTCTTAAAAGATTTATTAATTACTTTGAAACTGAATTAGATACCATTGAATTTAATTACAAGAATGAAAATAATTTAACTGAGGAACAAAAAGTAAAGAACTATGATACAGGAAATAGAAATGGTTATAGATTCAGATACTTCAATGGATTCTTTAAATTGAAAGAAAGACCTACGTTAAATGGTATTGAATTTGAAAAAGATTTTTCGAACTTTAACGAAGCATTAGACCTAGCAGAAGATCTTGGTGGTAATGAATATGGAACTTCTATTATTTCTCAAATAAGAAATAATTGGAATAAGTTCAGTAATGCTGAAAAAGCAAATCTAATGAATAACTACCTGTGGGATGCATTTAAAGATGAGTTAAATTATGCACAAGAATTAGGTATAATTAAATGGGATGGTAATAAAATAGCTAGTGTAACGAGTTTAGCATTACCACAGAAGGCATTAGAAGAAGCATCATCACATTATAAAAAATCTGCAACAGTTTCTAATTATAGCGAAAATCTTGGTGCTGCTGAAATGATTGGTAATTATTTTGCCAATACCATTTCTTCAGTAATTGAATTTGAGAAACTTTTTATAAAAGACCCAGCCTACTACAAAAATCCTGTAGATAAAATTAAACGTTTACGTGAGGTATTATCCACTGGTGTTACTCCAAGAATAGACTACGAAGAAGGAAATCCAATGGCAGATCTCACTGAAGTGAACGTAGGTACACTATCAGATAATGTTATCGTAAGTAGACAAGCTGATCAAATTGCAGAGTATGCTAAAAGATCTGCGGCTATACGATTACTTCAGGAAATGCATGACATGACATTAGATGAAGCAATTAGAACTTATGATAGTTCTGAAGCTTTACCCAATGATGTAGAAGATGCAGCTAATCTTATAGTAAGAGATAAATTTGATGGCTATCTTAACCCTAAAGGCAAAGTAAATCAAACTGATGCTACAGTATTAATATCCCCAGAGTTTTACAAAGAATTAGTACGTAGAGTAGATGGATGGACACCACAAGTAGCAAAAGCATTTGATTTACTTAATGATTCAAATGCAGATCTCGAAGCAGATATGGATACATATGCCGAAGCATTAGCTGTTACATTGAAGCCTTTGAAATTCATGTATTTTGGTGATCACTACGATGTAGGTGCTAAAAGGGATATACCAGTGTTTGATAAGATGGCAATGTTCCCTGTACATCGTATCTTTTCTACTGGGGACATGGGTAAAGTATTGGAAGTTATGCAATCACGTAATATCCATATGCTTGCTTTTGATTCCGCAGTAAAAGTAGGACAAAGGGCTAAAGAAGTTAAATCAAGAATCTATAAAGATAAGACTAATAAAGAAATAGACATGGACAGTTTGATGTCAATGCCTACTCACAAACAGTCTTTAACTAACTTTAGACGCCAGTTAATTACTGATCCTCACCATGCAGAAAGACAAATGTTTGTATCTCAAGCACAAAAAGCTGCCATGGGTAATATCAGAAGTGCATGGAAATATACTACACCAGATGGTAAAGTATATAATGGTGATGAGTTGATTAATAATTTTAACGGTGCTCACAATGCCATTACTGAAGCTGGTAGAAGAGAGATAGAAAGAGATTTTGATATTACTCCAGATAAACCTCAAGTAAGTGTACAAAGATTTGCTGAAATTATGCAACGCAAAGCTTTAAGTTCAAACATGAATGACAATGTTATTAATGGTTTGGATGTTGAAAATGGTGAAACTGTTGCACCAATTTCTGGTTTATCTGATAACTCTTGGATAGAAAGTGGTCTTATATCAATGTTGAATAAGTCAATTGTTGATACTAACTTACCAGGTGGTATGTTTATTCAAATGTCTTCAATATTGTACAATAGAATTGCTGTAACTTCAGACGCACAAAATGAAAGAAAGCTAAGATTTGCAAACACTGATGGTACTATGGATTGTGTTATTTCAATTAACTTATTGAAACACATAATTCCTGATTACGATAAAAAGACTTTCAGTGAAGCTAAAAAGTGGTTGATAGATCATGATATTGTTGGTCCGAATTCTAAAGCTCTTGCAATGGGTTATCGTATCCCTGCTCAAGGTCAAGCATCAACTGCAGCTCTTAAAGTGGTAGATTTGTATCCTGAACAAATTGGTGATACTATTACATTACCTGATGAGTTCACATCTCTTACTGGTTCTGACTTCGATATTGATAAATTATTCGTTGCTAGATATAACTATGATAAGAATGGTAATAGAATCAAATTTGAGACTAAGGAAGATTATACTAATAGACTTAGAGAAGCTGGTTTAGATGACGAAACCATAGTTCGTAAAGTTTATGAAAGATATAATGGTAAAACTGACTTTGAAGCAAATTCAAAAGAAGCAAATGAAAACATGCTTCTTGATATGTATATATCAGTTATTTCTAATCCATTAAACTTTGCAGAAGCCAGACAACCACTGGATACAGTAACAGATTACTTGAAGGATACAATTCTTAAAGAAGTAGATACAATAACCGGTCAAGGTAAACGTACAAGTAAATCTCAATTGTATTATGCTACTCCAACATTCCAAAGTAGAACTAAAGCGGAGTTGAATGGTGGTAAATTTGGTATTGGTCCATTTGCATTAGCAAATGCTCATCAAGTTCTTACTCAATTGGTTAAACTAAGATTTAAACCAAATAAAATTTTAAGAGACTATGGCATAAGCAATTTGTATGGTATCCAGAGTAATGATAGAAATAAGATTAATATCCTTGACTGGTTATCAGCATTAATCAATGCTCATGTGGACGTTGCAAAAGATCCATACATCATTCGATTGAATGTAAGGAAGTTAACATTTAATATGACTAACTTCTTGATAAGATCTGGTAAAGGTGAAAGTACATTCTATTTCTTACCTCAACAAATATTAAAAGACTTTGCAATAGAATACGATAAATACTCTGGCTTTTATAATGTAGATACACAAAATAAAAATCCTGAAAGTCTAGCATATAGAACCATCTGGAATACATATTTTGAGAAAGCAAAATCTTTATCTAAAGGTAAATATGATCAATTTTTAGACTTTTTAAATGATAAAGGTGTAGGTGCTAAACAAAGAGCAAAGATGTTCGATGTCAATTACTTAAAGAAGCAATTGAAAAAAGAAGAAACATTTGATTGGTACTACAATCAGTTGCTCATTATGAAGACTTATCAAGAACTTAATCCGTTCTCAAGATCTTTGTCTGAATTAACTACATTGTCTCAAATTGATACTAAGCGCTTTGGTAATAATTTTGGTTTACAAAGTGCATTCTTGGATAAGTGGAAACAATTCATGGTAGAACAGCAAGTGTTTGAAGATCCTATAAAAGTATTTTCAAATACATTCTTAGGTAAGAAAATGCAAGATGCATTGATATTCCCTAGAATTGCCTTCCAAAATACAATGATTAGACTTACTCCGGAATTTGAAAACTTAAGAACATTAATAGAGTTCTATACTAAAGGTTATGCAATTAGTGATGATACATATATCAACAATATTACCAGAAGTATGGAAGCTACATATAAAGCTGGTTTCTTTAACAAGTATTTAGCTGAAAATGGAATAAAGCTTAGTAGTTTGCTAGGTGGTCCAAATAGTATTTCTAAGAGATTAGATAAAATTAAATCTGATGTAAGAAGTGGTAAATATCCAGATTTATTAAGTAGTGATGGTTCATTTGAAAATGTACTTATTAATAACATCTTTAGTAGACCAAAGGAGGATACCACTGAATTAAATGGTCCTGATTTTATTGCTTACAAACCAAACAAGAGTGGTGACAATAACTTAGAAAATGAAATCATCAGAGCTTGGGAAGAATTGTGGGATAGCGATTATCAGGAAATAAGAGATTTTGCAAAAGATCTTGCATTGTATGCTTTCTATACTTCTGGGGATGCATTTGGTAAAAACAATATCTTTAGATATGTACCTAATTCAATTAGAGAAGAAATAGGTTATTTTGATTACATTAGAGATTTAGAACGAAATCCTGATGATGCAGTCAAGGATATTAAAGTATTCCAAGTAATAAAAGACTTATGGTGGAATGATCACGTAGTTCCTACTATTGATTATTATGTATTAGATTCTAGTAGAGAAACCATTGAAGAAGAAGGTAGACCTGTGTATAGGGCGTTACCTCATGAAGATAGTGGTTTTACTGTAGTAAACAAGAGAGGAGCAGAAGTACAGATTCCTGGTATTATATATGACAAGAAATCTCAATCTATAATTTCATTCAATCAGAATGGTCAACCTATATTTCCACCATTTAAAAAAGTAAAATTAGATAGAAACAATGATCCTAGAACTACGTTCTTGTATGAGTACATAGGTATTAATGAAGATGATGCTCCAGTGTACAGATTGATTAACAAGAAAGGAATGAGTTATAGAGGAAACATATTGATTGAAAATGGTAGAAATAGATCTGTTCTTAAATACAACAATGTTGTACCAAATGGTTATGAGATTATGCCAGAAGAACCAATAACTTGGGTTACTGATCTTACTCCGGTAAAAGCTAGTTTACAAGCAAAGGCATTTAATCAAGCTGGTGAATTTAATACAGATATGCTTGCTAATATACAGCAAACAGTTAAAACTCAACAAGCAACTGAACCATTATCTTATCAAGAATGGGTTAAAGACTATCAAACTCAAAAAGGTGAAGCTGATGCAGAAGCAGCATATCAACAGTATTTGGATAACTTTGAGTATAGTAAATCACAAGGTACACATACAGTACCTACTACAAAGATAATTTCCGGTGGTCAAACTGGTATAGATCGTTTAGGTTTAGAAGTTGGTAAAGAACTTGGGCTAGAAACAGGTGGAACAACTACTCCAGGATATTATACTGAAAACGGTCGTGATGAATCTTTAAAAGATTTCGGAGTAACTGAAATATCTCCAGAATTACAAGCAGGTAGAAAAGGCAGAGAATTTTATTTACCTAGAACAGAACAAAATGTATTGAATTCTGATGGTACGGTGTACTTTAGTACAGATGAAGATAGTGCTGGTAGAATTGCTACACAAAGATTTGCTAAACAACACAATAAACCATTTTTATTAAACCCTACTAGTCAAGAATTAGCACAATGGTTGGTAGATAACAATATTGGTACATTAAATGTAGCAGGTAATCGTGGTTCTAAAGTATCTCCGGAATTTGATTCTCAAGTAAGAGATACTATTAGAAATGCTTTTAGTTCTCCAATTCAACAAGATCTATTTGCATCACAACAACCTTCAAAACAATCTAGTATACCTGCAAATCTTGCAGAAACGTGGTCTCAAAAAGAAGGATGGTCTAAAGATTATTTTAATTCTAAAGTATTACCAAAAATAAATGAAGCATGGCAAATTGAATATGAGTTAGCCCCTGATCAATCTGTTCCAGCTAAATTTAAAGGTAATATGACTTTTGATTATGGAGAACATGGCAGACCAGGGTTAAAATCCAAATCAACTATAGAAGCAGTTAGAAATGGAGAAAGGACAGCAACTACAAGATATGAATCACAAGGGCATTTGGATTATTGGAAACAAGCTCAAGTTGGTGATGTTATTGAATGGAAACGTGGAGATGAGTCTGTAAAAGTTTTAGTTACAAAACCTTTGACTAAATTAAGAACTTCTGATGCTACTCAACAGGATTTATTTGCATCTGAACAATCTTCAGAAACAATTAATATATATGCTGGTACTGGTGAAAATGCAGACTTAAGTAATTTTGCAGTTAGACCTTTTACTATATCTGGTGATAAATCAGAATCTTCTATACGTATTGGTGGTAATTTTCAAACAGTAGAAGGTGCATTTCAAGCTCAAAAATTAGTATTTTCTTCTATGTCAGATGATGAAAAAGAAGACATTAGAAAACAACTAGAAATTGCTTCAGGTAGTCAAGCAAGATCTATTGGTAGAAAAATTAAAGATTTAAATACAGTTTCTTGGGATAAAGCATCCAGTGATGTTATGAGAGATTTATTGTTAGAATCTTTCAGTCAAAATCCAGAAGCTTTAAATAGATTATTATCCACAGGTGATGTAACGCTTACTCATACTCAAGATAAAGGTAAATGGGGTACAGAATTCCCAAAAATTTTGATGGAAGTAAGAGAATTATTAAGGAACCGATCAAACATTGAACCAGCAATTACTGATACTACTAAGGAATTCTTAGATTATGCTAATCAATTTGGTTTTACTGATGAAGCTGCTTTACTTGCAAAAGATTTACCAAAAGCATCAGAAGAAGCTAAGAAAGTAGAAGAAGAGTATGTATTTACGTTTAATGATGGGTTTAAAATCAATTTACCATTCTCATTAAATGATCAACAGAAATCAGCTTTATATGAACTAGAGAAGTTCATTGAAGACTATGGAACTGAAATTACTTTATCTGGTTATGCTGGTACAGGTAAATCCACTATCATTGGTATATTTAGTAAGTGGTTAGATCACAGAATTGGTAGAGGCAACATTGTATATACTGCTCCTATTCATAGAGCAAATGTTATAACTAAACAAAACAATCCTAATGCTAATGTATATACGCTTTCTGCTCTATTTGGGTTTACTCCAGATACAGATGAAGCAATGGAACGTGAATCATTGGATTTAAGAGAACTAGAGTTTAGATCTAAGAATCAAGTGAAATATGAACCAGGTCAATTAATTATTATTGATGAAGCTTCAATGGTGCAAGACGGTTTGTATGAATACATTCAGAAAATCATAGCTAAAGATGGTGTTAGTGTGATATATGTTGGGGATTCTGCACAATTAAGACCTGTAAAATCAGATCATATTTCTAAAGTATTTACATCTGATGGAGTACCTCAAATAACTTTAACCAAAGTAGAAAGAACGGGTGATAATCCTATTTTAAAAGAAGCCACCAGACTTAGACGAGGTGAAGGATTGAGTTACCAAACTGATATAAATGATAAAGGTCAAGGGGTGTTGTATACTTCTAATGATACAGTTATAAATGAAAACTTAAAACAAATTATATCTTCTGAAGAGTTTAATGCTGATCCTTTGCATTTTAGAGTTATTACTGCTACAAATGCTGCAGCAGCTACATATAATTCAAAGATTAGATCTTTAAGATACGGAAAATTTGCTAAGCCCTTTGTAAAAGGCGACATTCTAATGGGGTACTCAAACAAACTTAGAAAACCAGATGGGTCTTATAGATTAATAAATTCTATGGATTATATAGTACAGAATGTTAGAGATACTACTGTAAAATTTAGAACAGATAAAGGTACAATAGAATTTAAAGCATTCAAATTATCAATCAGACCTATTGGCAATACTATTATGGATGACTTCCATATTACTGTAATTGATAAAAATGAACCAGATTCTAAGCTATTTGAAATAGTAGAATATAAAGACAGATTGTGGAGAATGGCTAAAGAAGCCAAACAGGATAAGCAAATATCTAAATATAGAGATTTGGTTCAAATGGCGTTTAACATTGATAATGAATTAAACATTACCAAGAATTTAGAAGACAATCAAGGTAGGTTAAAAATTAGAAAAGCAATTGATTATGGGTACGCACAAACTGTTTGGAAATCACAAGGTAGTACATACAGTAAAGTTTTAATACTCTCCAATGAAATTGATACGTTTGGTTATGGTAGAGATATAATGCAATTAAGAAACGAGTTGAGATATGTAGCTGTATCACGTGCTAAAAACTTTGTTATAATAAATTCAGAAGCTGAAAATAAAAAGAAAGTTTCCATGAGAAATGAAATAGCTGAAGAGGATTTGTTAGATGATATAGAATTTGAACCAGCTACAGAAGAACAAGCAATAAAAGCATCTTTACAGGATTCAATTGATGAGTTAACAGCAAATGGTAAACAACGTAGAAAAGAATGTGAATAATTATGCAGTGTTTAAATATTAAAAATGAAGAGGTTGCAGCTTTACTCAAGGAATACACAAAGATATTGGGTAATGAAAACGCTGCATATTATGTATTATCAGAAAATAATGGTTATGGTTTAGATAAGGCTCCCAATGGGGAGCCATCTAAGCTCTTTTCAGACCTTTTAGAGCATTATAATGGTGATAGAGTAGCTGCTATTCAAGCTAAAGCTAGAACTTATTCTAAGAGCTTTAAAAAGTGGTTTGGTGAATCCAAAGTAGTAGACGAGAATGGTGAACCTTTAGTAGTGTATCATGGAAGTAGCAGTGAATTTGATACATTTGCTATTCCGTCTGTTGACAATAGACAGCGTTTATCTACAAAAATAGCTCCTAAATTCTTTTTTACCACATCCAAAAAAACAGCTCAATCTTTTATTTCTCCAAGAGATGAAGCTATACTACATGCAGTTGATAGAGAACTAGATTTTATCCCATTAGATGAAATACAAGAAGGAGAAGAAGATGAACTTGTGTGGGGATACATTGCTAAAAAATTAAAAGGTGTTACAGTAGAAGAATTAAAAAGTATATGGTTTTCTCATGTAGAAGCTGGTGATGTATATACGTATAAAAATCCAAATCGTGATAAATTATTTTACCCAGTTTTCTTGAGTGCTAAAAATTTATTAGTAATAGATGGTAAAGGAGAAAGGGCGGATAAAGTCTTATTAGAAAATAAAAATGAAATCGATGCAAACGAATCAGTTCTTATAACTAATATAGATGAGACTAGAGAATCAAAGCCAATATCTGATTATTTAGTATCCAATCCTAATCAAATTAAATCAATAGATAATCAAGGTACATTCTCTACTCAGGATAATAATATTTATAATCAGAAAGCTGCCACTCAAAAAGCTACTGGTAGAAATAAGGAATTAGCTTTATTATTGCAAGAACTGTATCCCAATATTGAAATAGCTGCATTAGCAGATCCTAATCTTAGGGGTCAAGCTCAAGTAGAAGGGTACATGGCTGGTAGAGTCTTACTAAACACGTTGTTAGAAAATCAAGATACATTACCTCATGAATATGCTCACCATTATATTGCCTGGTTTAGAAACGCCCCTATTGTGCAAAGAGGTATAAAACAATTTGGTAGTGAAGAATCCTTAGTACAAGCTATTGGTGAAAACTCTGTTAAAGCTTTAAAATGGTATAATAGATTCTTCAATTGGGTAAAAGGGTTATTTAATGAAAAACAAGACACTTTAAACGAAATCACAAAAGCGTTTTTATCTGGTCACATATTGGATAATTCTTATTTCTTTGGTAAAGAAATACACAATCAAAAAGTTGCTGAGATTCCGGAAGCTGTAAACAAAGTCTATGATAAGTTAATGGAGTCTATTAAGCGAAGAATAAAAGACATTCAATATGCGAAATATAGTGACAGTAAGAAAGTAGATGAATTAAGAGCATTAGAGTTCAAATTAAATCAATTAGAGAATGACCAAGCTACTTTTGAATTTGTAGATTACATGGCAAGTGATATAATATCTGCATTAAATGAAATAAAAGCTTTACAAGCCAAAGTAAAGGAGAACCAAAAATATGATAACCCATTAAATGTAACTTCTGCTGAACTTGATGTGATAAAAAAGGGTTATATTGGCTTTTATGGTAACATTGCTACTAATATCCAGAACATGCTGGATGATGAATCTACATTTGACTATTTAAATGATCCTCAATTAGTTGAGGATACAAAACAAAACTTAAAAAGGACTGTAGGTGACTACTACGAATTAGTAAGAAACTATAATAACTTAGCAGATATTGTTGCTAAAGATAATTTTATTAGAGAAGCAACTAAAGCCGGTTCATTTACTATAGATCATCTTAAAAAAATATTAGATGAAGGTGATGTGGATATAAATCTATGGGATCAGTGGGCAGGTAATACACAATATTCTAATAGTGAGTTAGTACGTATAATTCTTAACAAGATAGTTAATACTAAAAATAATGTTGCTGAAAAAGAACTAGAAGTAGGTAAAGAGCTTGTAGAAATACTATCACATGTAGATAAATCTAAGTTAGCTTATATGCATGAAAAAAATAAAGATGGTCATAAAACAGGCTTTATAACAAGAGACTTAAATTACGGTCAACACTATCAAGATTACTTGGAACATCAAAAAAAGTTAGCCGAAAAGTTAGGATTTGGAGATAAAGATATTGCTGAAGTGCCTGGTTTATTGAATCCAGAGCAACTAAAGAAATGGAATAAAGCAAATAATGATTGGGAAGCTAAGCATACAATTCGTAAGTTTACTCCAGAGTATTACGAGCTAACTAACAGTCTTAGTGAAGAAGCAAGATCTCGTAGAGATTCCATAAATATGGAAATAAACCTATTGTTAAGTACTACCGTTGATAAGAACGGAGATTACCACAGAGAAGATTTATCCGATGAAGATTATCTAAAATTACAAGAGTTAGAAACTAGACGTAGAAATTTAGCTAATCCATATTATCCAGATGGTTCAGTAAAAGTTGGGTTAGATAAAGAAATAGCAATAGAAATGAGAGAGTATAATGAAAAATTAAGAGAGAAACTACATTATACTCCAAATATGGAAAAATTTAACAAAGCTCTACAAAATGCAAAGAAGAATCTAAGTCCAGAAAAATTTGCTAAGTGGGAGCAACGCAACACGGTTGACCAAATAGTCGAAGAATTCTGGGATGATGTTAAAACTCTTTCATCAAATACAAATAAATCTGACGATCAAATACTATATGAAAAGGCTAGAAAGAACATGTTGAGACTTTATACTAGAGAAGATGGTAAAGTAGATGTTGATAGTATGCCAGATCAAGTAAAATCATGGATTAATACTTATGATGAATTGATTTCTGAGGAAAGTTTAAAAACTCGTGATAAATCAAAAAAGTCCAAAGTAATGGACATAGCTGAATGGGAAGTAAACCCTAGATTCTATGAAGAATTAGAAAGAGTTGAAAAATTAGGTCAAGCTGAATATAATGCGTGGGTTTCTATAAATGCTAGATATGACTATGAAGGAAATCTTGTACCAGCTTCCTTTTGGAAGAAATTAGTTCCGAAGAAAGAGTTAAGATCTAAATACATGCGCAAAGTACCTAACAGATCCTGGTCTGAAATCGATAAAGAATCACCTTTCTACGATAAAAGATTTACTAAATATGCAGATCGTGGAGAAACAAGAATTCCAAATCCTGAATTGTATGACAACAGTGCAAATTATCGTAAAATAACTTCTGATTCAAACTTAAAGAAGCTTTATGATAAACTTGTTGATGTAATGGAATTATCAAATTCTAAGATTCAATTCTTAAAGTATGAAAATAAATATAGACTCCCACAAATAGAAGGTGGGGCATGGACACAAATCCGAAGTAAGGACAATATTTTAAAGGGGTTAGCGTATGCAATAGAAGATACTTACACTGTAAAGGATGATGATAATGCATATATGTTGGAAAATGCTAAACGATCAGATGGGTCACTTGTTAAACTTATACCTACTAGGTATATTAAGATGTTATCAAATCCAGACGCTTTAACAAACGATATAGTAGGATCTGTCATTGCTTATTACAAAATGGCAGAAAATTATGAACAAATGAGTGAAATTGCCCCAGAATTAGAAGTAGCTCTTGATTTTGTTAGTCGTACAGATTTTACCGATAAGAAGGGTGGTAGAATACAAGGTTTGGAAAGTAAGACATATGATAAATTAAAATCTGTACTAGATCAATTGGTATATGGTATGGAAAAGAATGCATTAGAATTAGATGTTCCTTTACCAAAAGGCAAACATGTGACAGTAAGTGTTGGTAAGTTAGCTGCTAATTTAGCTGCATACACTAGAATACAAGGCATAGCTCAAAATATGAATGTGATTCTTACTGGTCTTATTACAAACAAAATACAAAATAGACTCGAAGCAATTTCTGGTATATACTTTGGAAATAAGGAACTTGCACAAGCAACAAAATTAATCATACCGTCATATGCAAATGCAATAAAGAACATAGGTCATTCAAACAACAAAGACAAGGTTCTATGTTATATGGAGTATTTAGGTGTGGTAAGAGAAAATGCTCAAACCTTTAGTAAACTTAATCAATCTAGATTTTTAAGAGCATTAAATCAACACTTCTGGTATTTTGGACATGAAATGTCAGATTATGTAACAAAAGGTAAAATGGCATTGGCAATTGGTCTATACTATAAATATGATCCTGAATCTGGTAAATTCTTAAATAAGAACGAATTCCTAAGAAGATTTAAGAGCAAAAAGGAAGGCAATGCCAAATGGAATACTTTAAGTGTAACTTTTTATGATGCATTTGAAGTTAAAAACAACAAACTAGTAATAAAACCAGAGTACGATAAATCTCTCGATGAAGCTACTATAAACAAAGTTAGAAATACGGCAAAACAAGTAGGTACCAGAATTGACACGCAATTAACAGACTTGGATAGAAGTAAATTACATGCAACTGTAATTGGACAATTATTACTTATCTTCCGTAACTTTATTTTGGTTAATTTACAAACTAAGTTCTTAACTAAACGTCAATTTAACTATTCTACAGGCATGTGGAGCGAAGCTCAAGTACCAGCTGCAGTTAAATATGTATATAGACATTACTTTAATCAGAATAAAATAGATCAATTAAAGGAACTATATCAAAATCATTATGATGAATTGGACGATTTCGAAAAAGGATGTCTTAAAAGAGTTACTTATGAAGTTTTATTTTCCACAGTAGGTTTTATGATCATTTCTTCTTTAGTAAGAGCGATGGCAGATGATGACAAACGTAATTGGTGGAAACAAGAAGCAGCGTATCTTACTCTAAGAGCTTCATTAGAGACACGTGGTAACATATTACCTATTGAAGTAATTAACTTACTTAATACTCCTACTGCTGCATGGTCTACTTTACAATATTGGGGTGACTTAACTACAATGATGTTGAATGATCCTACACAGGAGATAAAAAAAGGTCCATACAAGGGTATGAACCGATTCCAACGATCATTAATTAAGGCCACTCCTTTAAGAAGTATATGGGAAGCACAAGATCCAAGATCAAAAATGGAGTATTACGATAACATGATTTCAATATTTAACTTTTAAAGCCACAAAAATTTTAACGGCCATTACAATAAAGCCCCTTCAGTTTTTGCTGTTGGGGCTTTTCTGTATTTTAAATCTTGTAGTGATATACTTTCACCTACCGGTTTTGTTACTTTTGCAAGAGGATTAAATAGGTATTCATGAACTTTACTATCAACACTAATATTCCAAAAATTTAATATTTGTAATTTAGCTTGATATCCTAAGCGTTCATATAAACCAAGATCTATCTTGTTTACTATGGAATGAATTAAATAAGCCTTATTAAAGGCAAATACTCTATAATTAATTCTATCTATTGTTAAAGTATAATCACAATAATATAGTCTATGTTTCTTTAATCTCTCTATTAAGTAAGCTTTAGTATTATGAAATACTAAAAAAATATGATTTGAAAGTAGTGGATTATTCATATCACTTGTGTACATATTTACAAATTCACTATTTTTCAAATCATATTTTGTAAAGGTATCATAAAATATTTGAGGAAGTGAAAATATACTATGTTTTGTATATTTATTAATAATCATAGTAGTTCTGCTCCATCTCCTTCATAATATTCTTTTATATGATCCCATAAGTTATTATCTTTGTGCCAAGCTATGCGTTTGATAGCATCTTCAATAACACATACTTTGGCTTCGATGTATTGATTCTCAATATTAAAAACCTTTACTTCATAACCGTCATGACTTTGAACAGCTATTATATATGTTTCTCGTGTATATTCTTCTAAATCTAGTTTTAATTCATTTTTAAAATACCAATAAATTGCAAACCAGTAATAAGCTAATTGTCTACAATAGTCAAATTCTTCTATAGAATGTCTGAAATTGTATACATCAGCTGTAGTTTTAATATCAACGAGTATTACTTTCTTATTTGTATGATCAATCATTACTCTATCGAGTAAAGATTTACAAGGGAAGTCTCCTAACTTAGAAGCATTTGGAAATTCCCAATTTATATGAAATTCATTGTGAACTTCAAATGTTTTTGGATAAGCAAATAAAATCTCATTTGCTTTTTTATGCTCTTGTATATTTTGCTTTATGGTCTTTAGAAGAGCCAAATCAGCAAAAGAAATAACTTTCTTACTATCTTTATTTCTAAAGTATTCAATGTAGTTTTTATATAATTCTACTAATTCTCTTGCTTCTTGAATTCTTTTATCGATAGATTTATTATTACTATAAGCTGCATTATAACTCATTAATAATATATCTTCTTCAGTAGCAAAAGGATCGGTTAATCTTGCAGTAGAATAAAATTCTAGAAGATCTTTTTGTTGTTTTACTTTAGGTACTGCAAAGTCTAAAATAATATAATCATTCCAGAATTCTTCTGGTTGAAGGATATATTCATGAATCATAGTTCCTTTATCCAAGAAACTTGCTTTTAATCCTTCAATTTTTCCATCTAGCATATCCTTTAGATATCGGGGTCCCTTTTTTAGGAACCATCCGATATTTGAATTAGATATTCTAGACATGTCCTCATAATAAGGTATACTTATATCCATAATTACTCTTCTAATTTACTTAGACGATCTGCTTCCATTAACTCATTAACGAATGCAATGTCATTTAGTTCATCTGCTTCAAAATAAATATCTTGTTCAGTCTGAGACATTATATCATTATTTATATTTTGCTCGTCTAATTGTAAATTAACTAATTCGTAATTCTTCATAATCGTAAATTTTTAAGTTATAGTTCAAATGTTGTTGGCTTAAAATAAATCGAATAAGATTCATCAAGTATGCTTACGTTTGCTACACGTACATTAGTCCATTCTGTTTCCTCTTGAAATACATAATCATATACAGGACATGCTGTAATATTATGATTCCCAGTATGAACATGCCCACACAGAGCATACTTTGGCTTTTTTCGTTTAATCTCGTCAGTTAGTGCAGCACAACAATACTGTATTTCAGTTCCATTGTCATGAGTAGTTCCTACTTCTGCAAGATTAGATGCTTCGTGAGTCATTAATATGTCTAAGTCTTTTGGTATCTTTTCATATTTCTTAACTAATTCAGCATGATTAGCCATAAATGCCCATGGTCCACATTGTTTACACCAAGGTGTTCCATAGATTTTATACCATTTGTCGTCAGTACTATTATATACTTTTGTTTCTCCATCAATCAATATAGTTAACTTATTAAATAAGTAAGTATTTGATTGAGTAATCATCTTTTCAAACCAAAAATCATGATTACCTGGAGTAAGTATAACAGTAGAACAATCTATCTTCATTATCCATTCTCGAAATTCATTAAATATCCATTTTGTCATTTGGATATAATCTCTTTGAATATCTAATGGAGATATATCACCACATATTAATAACAGATCACATGGTTCTATATCAATAAGGTTACCATGTAAATCACTAATTGCTGTTACTTTCATTTAGTTTCAATTTTTGTACTCTATCTTCGTGCTCTTTTAACATTTCATTGCATTTATCTCTTAAACATTCTACAAAGTAGAGATTTTCATGTCCTTCAAATTGTTTAAAAAACTGATCTGCAGCTTCTTTGTATATGTTTATATTATGATTTTGTTTATAATATTCTTCGTGATCACTTAGAATTATATCCTCAAAATCATCATTAGATTTTTCAAAGATATGCATTAATATCGCAGTTCGATGAGATATCTGTATGAACTTTCTTTTATAGTTCTTGAATTCGTCTAATACATTCATCAGTTTCCTTATGATTATGTACTACAAACAACTTATACTTCTCAGCTAATCCTTTATTTAATAATGACCACATAAACCATTTCCATTTATATGGCCATACATCGTTAGGTTTTCCTTTAGCCTCTATGATAAAATTATCTCCAACAAAATCTGGAGTATAAGTCATTGCTCGAATCTTCTTACCACAAAATGTAAATGCTGGTATTAATTCAAACTTAATAGGCTCATATTCTGCTTTGAGATTATGAGCCTTTAATTGTTTATAAACATATGTTTCAAGTATACTTTTAAATTTAATACCGTCATATACATTGGGGGTAGCGTTCTTAACTTTCTGATTTGTCGTTTTCTTTTTTCTCGTCTTTCTTTGCTTCATAACGATCAATATATGTACAAAGTAAACTTCCACAAAGATTTCCAATAAAACTAATCAGAATTAATTGTAACCATGTTAAGTCTGGTGTACTATTTAACCATTCCATGTTCATTGTCTTTTTCTATTTTTGTAAGATGATTTGCAAGTTTTTCTAAAGATATTAGATCATAATTAGCTAGATTTCCATCTATACCTACATCTACTCTTAATTCTTTAGAATCTGTATTTATTTTATCTACTTTTCCATGACAATGACCGTGTATCATAATAGATCCTTTATCTTTGTGTTCCCAACTTAACATCGGAAAATGGCACATTATTACTTCTAGATCTTTATGTAAGAAATTATATACAGATTTCTTAAATTTAATATTCTTGATCTGAGTAATATGATTGAAATAGCATTTTAAATGATCTGGTACTTTATCATGATTACCAAGTATTAGTACTTTGTTACCATTTAGTCTTTGAAATAGTTTTCTTTTATCTTCTACTTCACCAAATGCAAGATCACCTAAAATATATATAGTATCTTTCTTGTTTACTCTAGAATTCCATAACTGTATCATAGCTTCTTTAGCTTTTTCAACAGTATCCCCAAATATCTTTTTTCGCTTAGGATGAAATTCTAATATACGGTCATGAAAGAAATGTAGATCTGAAGTAAACCATATCATAGCGTTTCTTTTTTATATTCCCAGACATAACCACCAGCAGTTTTTCTTTCTCCTTTACAACATTTTACAATATTGTTATTAAAAATTCCAGTTTTTCTTTGTGCATCCATAAAAGATAAATAAGTATTTAAATAATTTCCGTTTTTATCATATTGATTTATAATAATACTTTTCTTTTCTACAGCTCTTTTTATTGCTGTTCCATAATTTGTATTATATGATGCCGTACACCATTCAAGATTATCAACATGATTGTTTAATTTATTTTCATCTTTATGATTCACATATTTTAGATTATGTGGATTTTTTATAAATGTAATTGCAACTAATCTATGAATTTGAAAATGTTTTGGTTTTTTGTTCTTATATAATTGAACTGAATAATATTGTCTTCTAATTTCTGGTTTTAAAATAAGATTTCTTTTTAAAGACTTTACTCTTCCGAAATTAGAAATCATATAATTTTCATAATCTTTTATCTTTTTCCAAATTTCTTTATTTATTTCTAGATTGTTGTAATTCATAATTTAACCATTCTTTTACTTGTATAAAACTGTTTTTTTTTACTGCATCAGATATATCCTTTGCCTTAAATTTCTTATGTATGAAGAACGGTTTTATTTTAGTTTTGTTGTAAAGTTTGATAGAATTTCTACATCCACTGGGATCTCTATCAAAACATATTAAAATACGCTTAAATCGAAGTTTAAGTGCATCTATAACATCTGGAGTAAGAAATGTGCTTTCTGAAGCTGGTGATATTGCAGTATAACCCATTTCATATAAACACATAACATCCTTCATAGATTTAGTAATAATTAGTAAATCACCTTTTTTAGGTAATTGTTCATATCCCTGAATATCATATGGAGTTAAATTATTACGCCATTTAGTATATTTATCTGCTAAAGGTCTATAAATCTTGAATCTATCATATACTTTATATGCATACATAGGATTATTTTCCTTATACACTCCCTTTACTACACCATCACACAAATAATATTTTATACTACTTACACCAAATTTCTTTAAAGTCTTTAGAGAAATTCCAAATTGTGACCAATATTGTTTATCTATATCTGTCCAATCTTGTCTAACTACTCCAATAACTGTTTCAGTAGATTTCTCTACTTCTTTATTACTATGCAATACCGTATTATTAGTAATTTGCATATCCTTTACTATTTGATTTAGTAGATCATTATAATTAGTTATACCAGTATATAACTCTACGAATTTAATTACATCTCCGCATTCTCCATTACCATGATCTTTAAATAGTAATTTTCCAGTCTTCTTACTTCGGAATATTCCAAATGAAGGATTCTTATCCTTTCTGAATGGACTATTATAAATAAATCCAACTTTAAATTGTCCTAGATATCTAGCATAAATATCATATTCTGTGACTTTTGATAAGATATAATCCAAAGTAATAGGATTATCTTGTTTTTTAATTCTTTTAGAGTCATACATATGATATAAATTTGAATAAGTGCAATGTGGGGTAACGATCCCCACGAATCTAACCATTAGACATTGCTCCACCTTTTACAATACCCCCTGTGTGGTCAGTGCCAGCCTACGATCTGGTATGCTTGCGTGATAAAATCAGAGGCTGCATAGTCTTCGTTCTATTGCGCAAATAGAATTTATATTTTTAAAATGGCAATCCGTTAGGATCGGCATTATTTGTATTATCTAAAGTTCCATCTACTACGGTAAATGATTCATTAGATAATAGTGGATTTGGATTCGATTGTTCAAAATCAGCAATTACTGGCTTCTCAAATTGATCAATATTCAACTTGACAATAACAGACTCATTCTTATCAACAATCGTCATCGGTTCAATAAATCTATATTTTGCATACTTCGGTAGAGTAGTATAACCACTATTATTATATACTACTTTAATACGAAGCAATGTAGACTTATCTGCATTGTTAAGCTTTTCAGCTACCCAAGTAATAAATTCTTTAAAGCTTTCACCATTAAAGACTCTATCTTCAGGATTTGGATAATAGCATTCAAGAATCTGGTCAATTCTTGCAAATTGATTATCACATTTTCTTTGTAAATCTTCATCAGACATATTGTCTGACTTAGATGGTTCCCACTCTGTATGGGTCATAAATTTACCATCTTTTGCAATGAATTTAAACTCAATAAAATTATTACCATTAAGAGATTTGTCTACTCTAATTGATTCTAATACTACATTGTCATGAATACCAGCTGCTAAATATGCAATATCTTTTTTCTGGATAGCTTGTGCTCTTTGTGAACTATAAATCATCTTCTTCTATGTTTTGGTTATTCTTGGTCTGGCAAATAAATTTTATCCCAATATACTGAGATTTTTCCTTCGTCATCACTTTCTGCGATAACAATATTTTGACCTCTTAGGTGTGGAGCTCTTGCTTCAATAGTAATATTCTCCCCACCTTTAAAGGATGCAATGGTTTGGTTCTTCTTTCTAGAAATATATGCGATAGCATCTGCTTCTCCACATATTATATTACTTAACTTTCCAGCTAAGTCTAATTCCATTTCTGAAAGTTCTTCACCATCTTTGTTTACAAGTTTATCCTTAGTATGACCTATCAGGATAAAATTTTCGCAAAGTTCTCTAAACATATCTAATACTTTACGTACGGCTTGTCTTACATAAAACCAGCCACCACCTTGCGGCAGTAATCGTACATCTCCTTTATAACTCTTCCCCATCGGAGTTTGATTATATAAAGTGAGAGCATATGATAACGTAAGTTCTTCCAAACGTGTTGCGTTATCGATTGTGATATATTTGTAGAAATATCCATTACATTCTTTATTCTTTTGTCTAATTGCATTAGCTATTTCACCTAAATCATTAATATTTCTAGCTTGTACTGCTAAACAATCAATAAATTCAGATCCACCTTCCAGATCAATAATAAGATTATTTTCTAGATGTGCTGCTAATGTAGTTTTACCAGATTTTGGTTTACCAAAAAAGATAAGAAATCTTGGATTTCTCACCTTTGCTTTAATTTTCTCAGTAGGTAATACTATCATAATGTTAGTTTATCTACTTCTCAGAAAACTTTGAAAGAATTTGATATAGTTTGAAAAATTTTGTAAAAATTCTGAAAAGATTTGTTATAAGTTAAATTACGCTGCAATTTCTAATGAATTAATATTCATTGAGATATTGTAAAGAATAATACGATCCTTCTTAGGAAGATCATTAAAGAATGATGAATTTGTAAACTTCGGAATCAATCGAGAACCTACTTGGATATAATTACCATGAATCTTAACCGGAATATCACCAATCTTAAAATCATAGGAGGGATTCTCTGTATAGTAAATATAATCAAACAAGCGAGAAGCCGCTTTGTTCCATTCCAGATTCAATGCTTCCGGAGTAATATCCAAAATTGTATAATTCTCATACGGAGCATTATCCAATGTCAGAATTGTGTACTTGTTATCATTCTTGTTAGCCCACGGGAAAATAGATTTAATCTTATCCAAAATGCTAATCGTATAATCACTCTTCTTAGAAGAAGTAGTTGTCGTAAAATACTTACTCAAATCAATCGTATAGTCAAGATTTGTGTTATTCTTTGCCGTGTTGTTTACTGTATTATATTTGTATGTCATAATTCGCCTTTATTTAACCAAGATTAATAAAAAATCTTATCTATAACTCAATTAGGTTGTTATATTTCAGGTCATTCTCAAATTCAAGTATTGCTAACTCTCCTTCTCTTACTTTAAGAAAATGGAGATATACTTTATTTTGTACAGGTAGTCGTTGAGGACCATAAGCGGTGATACCTAAAGTTTCAGGTCGAGATAAAACCGCTATAACATCACTTCCTTGAAATACAGAATCAGATGATGATAAATCGCTTCGCATCGGATAGTGACTCGATGGATTATTAATTCTATCAATATTTTCTATATTACGATTCATTTGAGATAATTGTATGATACTTGTCATACCAATTTTCTTTGCTTTGATAAATACTCTTTCAAGTTCAGATATAATCATTCTTTCATCTTTATAGTTATCACTATTTACTAATAAAGTATGATCTAGAATAACTATTAACCATTTATCCTTAGCTATCGTATTTTGAAAATACGTAATTGTATCGTCTATCTTTTGTACTGTAGCTGCATCATCCACATAATATATGGGATAATCTTTTAAAGATTCTGCAGTTTCCTCAACTAAGTTGAGTTCATTATCAGAAAGATCTTCTGATGCCGAGTACAATTGTGTAGTTGTTTGACGCAACTTGTTAGATAGTTTTCTTCCTACTTGTGCACGGCTAAGCATTTCAAATGAGAAAGAAAGTACGATCAATTCCTTGTTAGAATTAAGTTCAATTAAATCAGTTTCAAGCGTATTTACAAACGAAGACTTACCAGTTCCTGATGCTCCTACAATTGTATAAACACAACCAGGTTCAATTCCACCACAACACATTTCATTGAATTTATTCCACCTGCTTTTAAGTGGTTCAATTTCATGGTTTTTACGTCTTCGTATATATGTAACAGCTTCATTTGCAGCTGTTGATATATGTTTAAACGGTAATGGATTAACGTAATTTTGTTCCATACAACATAGTAGTTTCAGGTTGGTTAATATTCATTTGCTCTTCAATTAATTCCCATTCATGTGAAGTAAGCCATTTCCACATAGTTTTCATATAACCAAGCTTACCGGTCATTGCCTTATCGGAAAGCTCAAAATTCAAAGCGATTATGATCCTATTGTGAAGATCAGGGTTGCCTTTAACTAGTTTGTTATAATAATCTCTACATTTCTTAACATTACTTCTAAGAAAGCCTTTAGTTCCATCTGGTCTATTAACCATTATTGGATATAATGTATAAAATTGCTCAAAAAGTACGTCTTTAGGAGTCAATTTATCTACTAATTCCTTAGTAGGTTTATACACTAATTTTTTACTATCATCTTTCTTCTGAATAAGATTTCTGTCGATTAAGTCTTGTATTTCACTATCACTGACCAGGCGAATAAGTGGTGTGATACCTTGATGGGATTTTTGATTCTTATCTAATACAAGACTTAAAAATACTAACTGATTAATTGATATATTGTCTATTATTTCTAATAAACTTGTATCTAGTTCAATGATCATGCTCTTAAAAATTTTAAAAGCTTGTCAAAGATTTGTTATTTTCTGCCAATTTCTGTTAAAAGTTAAACAAGCTTAACTGTCTAGGTTTTAATTGTTCAATCACTTTAACACATTGAGTAATATAATATTGATAATCAACATCATATATACTCTGGAATGTTTCTCCTTGAGAATATTTCCATTGAAGATCTTCATCAGAATATAATCGATTATGAAGTTTTACTCCATGACCTTTTAGCATGTTATGATATGATCTTTTTCCAGTTTCATCTAATTTCCATTTCCATAAGTAATATCCACTATTACTAACGTAAAATCGATTAGTTCTCTGTTGAATTTGTTCATTATACTCAACTGTCCACTGTTTACCAGTCTTCTCAGCTTGTAAGAATTTACGTATATCTCTACATGATTTAATTGTATCTTCTACTGGAGTATTATAAACAAGATAGTTAATAATTGCTTCGGGTATTATTTTAGGTTGTAATCCTCTTCCTAATTCAATATCAGTCAGAAAGAATCCTTTCTTCTTAATATTTCCATCAGATTCTACTCCAAAATAATCATTTATTGCTAACTGATAAAATGAAGTAAACTGTTCTGTTTCTAGAGTAAGCTTAGTAAGCTCTTCCCATTCTTTTAGTACTTGTTGTAATTTATCATATTTGTCCTTTTTTATCTTATATAAGATACCATCAGTATTAATCTGATATAACTTACATCCCAGATCTAAAAGTTTCTCAGCAAGCATTAAAAGTAGCAATTGACCGTTAATTCGTACTTGCATAATAGAAAATGGTGCATATAACCAAGATACTTCTTGTTGCATTTTTCCAGTTACTCCATTAAGCATATACTTGTACGTTTCATTTTTATTTTTTTGTTTTGTTCTCTTAAATTCTAGTCTTTCCTTAATAATTTCAGGATATACTTCTCTAAGAATGGATTTTAATTTGGGTGGATATAGTTCATATACTGCAATTAAACTTGGGTATAGTGAATTAACATCAGAATCTAATAATAATTCATCTTCATTACATTTAATTGAACAGCAACCATTGTCACCATGTATACCTCCGACTCCAATAGTTACTTCCATTCCACCAAATATAAAAGTATTAATATAACCTTTTCTACCTGGAGACACATTGTGTTGATTTTTCATATTTTGCAATGCTTTCTGAAGTACTGGAGTATTAAACTTTATAAAAGGAAATATAACTTTTTCTAGATCTATACGATCCATAGGAGATTTCATATTCTCTAACTGGTCCTTACTAAGACCAGATTTTTGCATTACTTTTAATTGTAATAATTTATCTCCTAAATTTACTCTATCCAGACTTAAACATGGTAATCCAAAATCTCTTTCAGTTTCTACTCGTATATCTAATAGTTTTTCACATCGATATAAAAGTTCTTCAGTAGATTCCACATCATTAATATTATATGATATTAATCTATCCATATCCTTCTCTGGGAGATCTTGTTTCCAATCGACTACAAATTCTTCTACGTTTTTGTATTGCATAGTCACTTGCATCTCTTTTAAAGATACACGTAATGCTTTAGAGAACAACATTGTTAATAAGTCAATTGATAGAAAATTCTTAGTATATTTATACTCTTTCCATAATTCAAAATTAGAGTTTTTGTCTATTACAATTTGACTCATTCTGAATATAGATTCTGTTATTTCTCTTGTACTGAAAAACTCAAAATATCTTTTTCTATATAATGAGAAGATATAATTCAATACTGGATTATCATAGTGATGATTATTATAACCAACAAAATAACAATCCTGAGTAAAGTAATCAAGGAGATCTTGAATATCTACTTTTCTAGAAGATATTTCAAATACTTTAATTACTCCTGTTTCTGTATTCTTACAAGTACAAGTAAATATGTTCTTAAGAACTTCAATATCAAAGACTATACAGGTTTTGTCTTTAATTTTCATAGCTATAATTTGTGTAACACGTCTTGGATTCGAACCAAGTTCCTATATAAGCGCTTATATAGACTACCAACTTTTCCCTTATAGTTTCGGATTATTTACGTGTCATATTGTGCGTTGAACAGACGCACCCCTGTTTCATAGACGAATATCAGCTTACGCTGCAGTTTTATCCTGTTTTTGTAAACGAGTGATAGTAACTCCGTCAATCTCTCGATATTTAGAGTTAACCATCTCCATGATACATACTTCAGGATTATCTGAATCATAAATAAAGTATCCTACCACTTTATCAGATTCTTTTTCCATCATTTTGTTGAAAGAATATTTTACGATATCCTTTAACTTATCTGGAAGACAGACAATAGCACCAACTCTATCTCCAGTAAGAGATGGTTGATCGATATATTGGGTTCTCACAATATAACGATGTTTACTACTATCTTGTTTTTTTGGTTGTTCGACAATAGGTCGAATTTCCACTTTGTTCTTTACTTTGGGTAATTGTATACCACCCTTAGAAAGGTACATTTGACGTCGTTCAAGTTTCTTTTTATTACGACGTTCTTGTGCCAGTTTAAAATGCTCAAGATCTTTTAATGTCTTTTGTTTCTGAGTAAGTTCTACTCGTTGAAGTTTCTCCATACGAGCTTTACGTTTCTCAGCAAGCATACTTAAACGCTCTTGCTCTGATTTAGCTCTTTTCTCCTGCCGTGCTTGATACGCTTTAGGATCTGCTGCAATTTCAGAAGCTTGTCTTTGCATTTCTGCTTTATAGGCTAAATAACCAGCTTTTCTAGCTTCTGCTGCTATTTTTTCTCTCTCTTCTTTTGTTGTATGTTTTATTTTATCCTTAATTTCCTTATGATGAATAAGCTTAATTGCACGCTTTTTATTACGTTCAATTCGCTCTTCCTTAGTAAGTTTCTGTTGCTTAGGATTAAAGTCTTCAAACTTTGTTTCCATAGCAATCATTTTTTCATCATGTTTTTTCTCGATCTCTTTATCGATAACTTTTTGCTTTTTAGAAGTGTCCTTAGTAGGAATACTAGCATGAATTTGAATTAGTTTCTTTGCTTTTTCTTCCCGTTTCTTTAAAGCTGCCTCTTTACGCTTTTTAGCGGCTTCTGCTTTAAGCTCTTCTTTTCTAGTTTCCCAAGCTTTCTGTTGTTCTTCCTTAGCAATTGCTTTATTAAGAATACGATCTGCAAGTGCATTTGCATTTGCGATAATTTTCTCCTTAAGCGCTTTTACCTTATCTAAAGAAGATGTTTTCTTTTCTGTAGATTTGATATCTTTTGTTTTCATAAATTTTGATAATTTTAGTGTTAATAAATAAGTTTTCGAGACTTGTGATTCGTCCGGGATTCGAACCCGACTTGCCAAACTCTTGTTCCTACTTAAAGGGAGCGACAAATCTTTCTTTTTATGCTGCTAAATACATATATGCTTTGCTAGTATCTAACTCAGCCATATCGTTAAAGTCAGCAAGTTTCTTCTTTAGGCCATTAATCTCCAATTGAAGATTGTTGCGAAGTTTATTCAAGTAATCACGAGTAAGTTCCTCATTCTGCTTAAGATTCTTCCCCTTCTTCATCTTTAGGGTAGGATTAATCGTCGACTTCTCGATAATAATACCTAGTTGAACAAATTGTTCATTCTTCTCTGATAACTCAAAGATAATAGGATAAATACTATCTTTCGGAAAATCGTCACGTGATTTAAAGCCAAGATTTATACAGAACTGATCTAGTTTTGTCTGAATACGATCTATAGCTTTCTTATTGATATCATCTAACAGCGCTTTCATATCATAATGACGTTTGAACCCATTCTCAACTAAGTTCTCTGTTCGAATGATCATCCAGCTATTAGTAATATCTTTATTTAACTTCTCCAATTTTGCCTTAATTTCTGTTGATTTAATTTTCATATACAAATTGATTTTAAATTGTTAAACATCTATTTATATACTTGAATTATCAACTACCTGTGAGGGCGTATTCATCATCGATAATGACATCCTCTTCTTATTCTCGAGGCTAGCCAACCCACTTAGTATATTATTATACATACCGTATTACGCCCATGTTATGGTAGAGAAATTAACTCATCTCTTTCTCTACCAGGAAATATCTTGAGTAATATGCAATATTTGTCTATCATTCATCACAAAACATAATTGCTATTACTTATGATTTTCTATTTTATGGACGACGGAATAACACTTGTGATGGATTTGAAAAATCTACCACAACAGCTTGACCAGAATTGTCTTTTACTAGTATTCCATTTAGTAAAACATTTTTCCGATTAGGAACTCCTTTCTCAACTGTAGAGTTCTCTTTAGTCATTGTTTTAATATCTGAAGCTAATACAAAACGATACGCAACAAAAATAGCGGAAATAGCCAAGCTATAATTTCCGTCTTTATAATAATTTGAGAAACGATCACACATATCTTTATATGCATCATCATTTCGACCACTACCCATACCGGTTATTATCTTAATTAATCTGAGACAAATTGTCTCTGGATTAAGTACATACTCTCCACCAAATAGACGATTTAACCATGAAATACTTGTTTTACCAAGTGTTATTGATCCATCTTTATTAATTTTCTTATATTTCGCTACTTGCTTTTCATCTGTAAGTAGCAATTGATCTACAAGAATAGGATCACTAAACATATAAGTTAAATCTCTAAATGCCCACGGACTTATAGTAAATCCTTGCTCGGACATAATGATTAGATATTAACGTCAATACCTAACTCTTTCATCCGAGTCCGACAAGCTGTAGCCTCAAGCTCATTTGCTTCGGCTAAAGTTCCACAGAACTTCATCTGAGCATTCAGGAAGCTCTGAAGTACATTCTTCTCATCCCGGTTAAGGGCCATAACTTCCGGTACTAATTTAACATAATCTACAAAGATAGTAATTTCTTCTTTGTTAGACCGTTCATACTTCTCAATCGCTGCTTTAACAGTAGAAGCTGATGGTACTGGAATAACTTTAGTAATGTCGTCAATGTTGGCGATATCTAGCCGTAATTTCGGATCTTTGTTGAACTGAACTTTACGTTCGTTACTCATTGACTCTACTAACTCGACTGAAGTTACCTCTATCGGTCGAATTGAATACAAATAAATAGGCCGACTTAAAGTCAAAGCACCATTTTTCTTATCCTCTGAATAATTTGTATCAACGGGATTCCGTTCTACAACCAAAATATATTTACCCAAAGTTGCGCCACATTGTGCGGCATTAATACGCATATAATCCATAATTTGTTTCCTCCTTGATTTCGTGGTTGATTCCACCAACGAAACATTTTAAATTGTTTTAAAGATTAATAAACTCAAATAAAATAAAAAGAACTTCTTTACTGGAGTATTTCCTAAATAGGGGATGTTGTTGCCCAGGTGCCTGTTATCTTATCGCCTACGTCAATTCAATGACTACTCCTTGAAATTATTCTTTATACTTGATAAGCTTATTGGATTCTATTTCACTCTGTAATTCTGCTATTGCTATTACTCTAGCACTCCATAGAGACACATTTAAATAGATACTTCCTCTTCTTAAATGACACTTTTTCATCTAGTGCATTATGGAACTAGTCTTACTCTAGAATTATCCAATTATACTTTTCATATTAACTAATGAAGGTTCGTGTCATGACTAACTGTCCCTCACGCTTGCCCAACATCAGACTAATGAGATCTTACGACATTAATTAATAAGTCACAAGATCAATACGTTTTTTACTATCTTCTACCGCTGTATATTGATAGGGATATGCACATGCTACTAGTTCTTTACATTTCTAGGCTTCTCTAGCAAACGTTATATCTTTGTCAATACAAATATACTATTACTAGTATGTGTGTCTTAAATTGGCTTAAACACACTGATAAGATATAATAAACCACATAGGATTACTTTATCGAATATTCCACATATACGGTCATTTTAGGAACGTTACCAAACCCAACACTTCTAGTCTTTTCACTCTAAAGTGGTTGCCACTCTATTCTTTCATATGCAGTATACTGCCCATATGACCTTTTCGAGGATTTTTCTATTTTACAAGCTCGAATATTGAGGACTTTCACCTACTTTCCATTTACTCTTACTTATGAAAGGTCTATAGTATTAGTACTAAAGTTCTATAAGTTTAAATGAAACGCTTTATACCGATCATATGATTTATCATCATACTCTAGTACTCATGCACGAAGCAATAACGGTTGGCTTGTTGAGGGCGCAGTCAGAAAATGGTTTATCTTATCCTACAAATGATAGACTTTTCCTAGCGAGGACTTCCTCAAATTTACTTTAACTCGGGATTTTGGCCCCTACGGTGTTAAACATGTTAATAATCTCTAATATTCTTTATTTAAGAGGAAATATGACTCTCGGGCCAGTGGTGAGTCGTTGGACTCAGTAGCTCCATGTTAGTGGACTTGAACTTAGCCCATTGACTTTACAAAAGCCCTACTTTCGTTATATATTTTAAAGAAAGCATACTAAACTTTGCAGGTTTCTCGGATATCAACCGACGGACTCTGTTAGCCGACGTCAAAAACTTTGTATTAGGTAAGTCAGACCTGTTTTAGATATATACAGTGTTACCGTATTACAATCTTGCCAAGAGTTGTTCTAAAACTTGGATTAACGTTTTGGTACGCTTCACCAAACCTCTGCGTTTCCATTTATTATCGTGATATAACTCATGCAGTAAACACAATCACGTTGATATTAATAGTTCTATAAAGTATAGGTTTGGCACCTAATCCGGATAATCTGTCATACGTATCCATAGAAAATAAGTCTCGAATTTATTTCTACTTTCCCAGTATGGATCATAGCCACTCAGCCATATGAATCTTTAGTAATAACACCAACTGTTGACCTTTACTTCTAAGAATAAAAGCTGTAGTAATTGATTCTACTTTCTTCAGATTCGTAGCACCTTATAGCACCCTCTATTAAATATCTAATCTCCTTCATAACTATACTTTCCCTATATTCTTTCATATAGGTGTTTCAGCACTAATATAGTGAACACTAAGATGGCAAATTTATTTAACCTATCCAAATTAATTAAAGTGGATTCAGTAAGGTAGCTTTGGACACTACCCGGAACTTAGTCAGTTCTTTGTTGAGTAATTCTATCACCCTTTGTGATAGTTGCAGTTGCTGTTTAAAGTCCCTTCTTGATTTCAGGATTGGTTTCCTCCACGGACTTCTAATGAAGTTTACTATTGTCTTTACTCTAAGACTTAATAATTGCATTGTCACCTACAATTATTAATAGCTGCTGAAGCAGACTCCATATATCGTTTATCTTCTATGTTTCCCTACTTTATCGGTAAGCATATCGAAGTGTCTTCTCTTAGTATATTCGCCAGACGGTTCTCAATATCTATAGAATGGATTGATATCTACACTATTCCATTTTCTTATTAACTTTTCTAGAGTAAAAGGATATACTCGTTAATAAGTTATCATACTACCTTTTGAATTACGTGTTAGCGCTATCATATTCTTGTATCCTGTCTTCCTTGTCTATATTATACGATTCGTTGATCAGACTTGTCCAAATATAATATACGCTGTCTTATTGCTTTTTAAGTGTACAGCTACAATACCACTTTCCTTCTTCTTACTACGGGTAAGGAATCGTTTGACCCGACAGCTTTTATCTTTAACTGTTATATTATACACCATGCAAAAAGTAAACACATTATAAAGAAGATAATTAAGCCTACAAATGCTAATTTATCTAATGTATTATTATTTGCTTTCATCTCTCTACGCTTTTAGGAATCTGAACATTTGGTACGTGAAAGCGAGGAGTAGGTAGAGTAAACATCACTACTTTCTCCAAATATTCAGTTTTTGTTTCATATTCTTTCCTTTCTTTAACTGGTTTCTCTACTACCTTTTCCACGAGTTTCGTGGGGTGATTAATGGTGACATCAATGTTAGCAATCGGCATATCGCTTTTTACATTGGAAACACCTTTATTAAGATCAATCTCTAAGGATAAATTGCCCTTAGGATCGAACTTTAATGCGGGCAAGTCAAGTGGTTTTACTTGATCTGCCCGAACCTCTTCTACTTGAAAGAAGTTCGTATTATAGGATAATAATATACCTACAATAGCAAATGACACGTATGTAAGTAAATTGCCATGTCTACTCATTTTGATAATGATTTATAGTTATTTACTTCTTCTCTTCCACCGGTTTCTCGTCTTTCTTAGGATCTGCAGTTTCCTCAGATTTCGGAGTTTCCTTAGGATATTCGCTTTCTGTATATAGAGCGAAGGCTGCATCCTTGTCTACATACATATTACGAATTTCAATCATTTTATTTGTTGCATTAAGCATGAACTTCGGATCTGCCATAGGAACTTCAGTCTTATAGGCTTCATAGAACTTGTTCATGATTTTCTTGGCGAGTCCTACTTCATAAGATTTAGGATCGTCAGTATTAACAACTAATTTACTTAGTTGCGGTACCTGTAAGAAGAAATCTCGAGTAGGCTCAAGGATTCCATTCTTAACTGCTGTAGTCTCATCAATTGGTTGCTTAGAATCCGCATTACGCACACGAATAAACGCTTTAATCAAATCAACTACTTCATTCTCACTTAAGACCGGAAGATTGTACTTCACAGTTGAGTGAGCGAAAATCGGGTTATGATCTGCTATAAGAGAACTTACTGTTCCTTGACACAAACCACGTACTAATGCTGTAGATTTGTTACCTAACAGGGTAACAGCATCTTCGAATAATGCACCTAATCCAATCTTGTTCCAAGTTTCCTTCTTTGCTTCGTCGGACTCTTGATTCTGTCGATACAATCGTACTTTCATCAAAGCCTCGCTGAATCGATTGGGGAAAGGGGAATTTTGCTGCGATAGGATATAGGACAATCCATTCTTTGCATCATTCTCATCTTTCCACTTTAAAGCATCTAACTCAGGAACTACAGGAGCTTTTTTCTCTTGTTTAATTTCCTCCTTAGCTTCTTTCTCTGTTTCTGGAGCAATGTCCTTGAATGATAAGGTCATTTGCTTACCATCATCAGATACATGATGAGGAAGCATTGTAACACCAATATTATTAAATGTATTAATAACATCTTGAACAATGACGTCATCATTTGGAACTGCAAGACCTAATTCAAGCTTTTCTTCACGAGCCTGAATAGAAGCCTTAGTCATACCCCAAGCAAGATTATATGTGAAGACTTGCTCCATCTTAATCGTTGCTGGTTCATCAGATTTCATTCCGGCTATGTGACGCTGAGCTACTTCTAGTAAGCGAGCATAACCATCGCCAGACATTCTCTGATGTGGTTGTAACTTAATGTTGTTTAAGTCGATCTTTGAAGGAATTTCTTCCTTTGGCTCCGGCTTAATCTCTTCAGTTGCAACTGTTTCTACTGCAGGATCTACAGGTGGCGGAGTTGGGTTCTTCTCTTTCTCTACCCCTGGCTTTTTCTCCTCCTTCGGTTTTTGTGGATTATTTACTTGAGTTTGTTTTGTACTCTTATTATCCTTTACTTCAGTATCCTTTACAGGAGCTTGCTGAGTTGTTTTATTTTTCTTAGACATGATTCAATTGATTTGTTTACTGTCCTTTACAGTTTTAAATTATTAAAATAACTAATGATAGAAATAGTAATGATCCCGAAAATAGTTAGTAAGCTAACTTGAATCCTCGTGATCTGGTGACGCTCTGGTTCTAGTATGAACTAGAAGATTTTCTCCTTGTTGTTGGTCTCCTTGGTCTCTAATAAACCACATATAAGCCTTACTTACAGACTCAATTGTTGCAGTAATCATTGGTGTCACTCCAACGATTTGCAAAGCCTGTATGGGCATGTGGTTTACTACAGAGACCTTTTCTATTTGGTCCTTTTTAGGCTCGATATTACGAGTCTTACTCTGGATACCAAATCCAACAACAATCGCAAATGCTAGTGTCAATATTAAATTGATACCTAGCTTTGGGCTACCTTGTACTCTAGCGATTGCTACAATCACTAGAATTAAAGCAACAATCATAGAAATGAAAGTCATTGTTGTCATGTTCTGTTAATTTTTTGAAAGTTTATGAAAAATTTCTCTCAACCTACGTTTTGCCTTATTCAAATCGGATTTTACAGTTCCGATAGGAATTCCAAGCTTAACACTCAGTTGATCATAACTAAGACCTTGATAGTATCTTAACTCGAGTAAATTTCGATACTTAGATCTTAGGCGAGATAATGCTATTCTTAGAAGTTCAATATTCTCTGTTTTAATCATATCTGACTCGGGATCTGGAGCTGTTTCTTCTAACTGAATAGTATTTGTCTCATTATCTATGCTGAAGTTCTTACATAAATCCTTTGTGGCTCTTATATGGTCAATAGTAGTATTAACTGCTATTGTTTTAAGCCACGCTTCGAAGCTAATAGGATTTACATAAGAACTGAGTTTACTAAAGGCTTTTATAAATGTGTTACTCAATAGATCTTGAGTAAGTTCATCATCTTTGACTATATCAAAGATAATATATCTTATCAGTCTATGATACCGTTCATATAACTGATTAAAAGCCTTATTATCACCGTGTTTTGCTTGTTCAATTAAGATTTTTTCTTCTTCTTTCATATAACAAGCATTAGTTAGTGGAAACTAGGGGAGTCGAACCCCTAGAATCCTTTGTTTAGAACGCCCTCTGCGACGACACAGCTATCTCGTCTGAAAGTAGGCAAATCTTATTACACTTCCTTATTTCTAAACTAAAATGGAATACCTAATATATATCTATAATAATATGTATCATATACATATTTACGTATCCAATAACATTGAATTAAGTTATCAAATATTTCATCAGAATATATCCTAGGTAATTCTATTTTGTCTAACATTGCTACAGCAATTCTTAGTCTTACTAAGTCTGTAGTATGTTTGCTCCCTATCATCTTATTAGGATGAAAAAGACGTTGAGATATCCAAGCAATCCATTTCTTAATTTTTGCTTTTATCTCAATCCAAGTACGCCAGTCCATATTATCTGGACATACTGAACAAAATTTTCCATCTGGAGTTTTAATCCAACCAAAATATTTTTCATATTCTGATCCAATTATTCCCCAATCCATACAATAACCCTCATCTTCTCTAAATACTGGTAAAAAGTTTTCACATTTGCTAGTATTTTTAAAAAGATCTTTTATTGTATTACAGAGTTCGCCTCGTTGATCGAAGATTTTATCTCTATTTTCTTCCATTTATCGTCTTCTAAATAACGAATATTTATTATATCAAATAATTTTTCTGCTTCTTCCCAAGATATATGTAATTTACCTTGAATATCTGCAGTAACAGCAATTTTATTTAAATTACCATCTGGTTGAATATTCTTTATACTTATGAATTCTTTATATTGTTCATCAGTATATTGAATACTACTAGATTCTGTGCTTCTTTCTTCTATTTTACTTGATTCAATTTCTTTAGATAGAAGAGTAAATTCAAATTTAGTAGGATCTTCCAAAATCTGTTCAACTATTTTATGATCTCTTTCGATAAGACCATTAGCAAATGAACTTAGTGAAATACTATTTGTGATTCTTATAAATGGTTCCTTACCATTTAAAGACAAAATATATTTCTGTTCACTGAATAAGTCTTTAACAATATATACTCCTGCTTTCATTTCTTAATTGATTTATAATATGTGTCAATAACTCGACTTGCTGTAAGCAAATCAACTCCAAACTCTTCTTGGATTAGACGATTCTTTTCAAAATCATCATATGGTTCATCCATTATCTTCTTTAATTTCTCCTTTTCACCGGGATTATCAAAGTATATCCAAAATGTTAGTCTCATATTACTCAGGAATTAAGAATGGAATGTTTTCAAGTTTTAGTATCTCATTATATACTTTATTCCATTGTTTTGGAATATTGTATGTTTTATAAGAACTTCTATGCTTTTTGGGATTGTGGTAATAATCCCACCAAGATCTACTTAATACAGTGATTTGAGGAAATTTCTTACTTTTTCCTTCATTCTTAAGTAGTAATACAATGTTCGATTTACTAGTTATTAAACTCTTTGCAGATGTTGCTTTTGTTACATCTGCTCCTAAGTTCATTAACATTTTAAGGAAACTAACGACGCTTTGTCGTGGTCCTGCTAGTATACATTCTTTATTAAATGATACTAATCTTTTTTCAGCTATTTTCTCATCCATAAGCTTTTTAAAATTATAATTGAATTGGATTATCTCCCCAGTTCATATTCCTTTTATATAAAGGAATTTTACAATCAGTCATCAAGTTTGCATTATATAATGCTTTTGCAGTACCTTTAGGAACCTCAATTTGATGACCTTTTTCAGAATACCAATATCCCCATTTTTCACCTAATGTATTAGTGCGTATTACTCTTTTAGGTTTAAATTGATATATGTATTCATCTCCAAATGTATCTACTGCTATGTAACTCATAATTAATATTTTGTTATCTAGGTGGGATTCGAACCCACAATCTCCTGATAAAATTCAGGGCTTTATCCAGTTAAGCTACTAGACACCCTCATTTTCGTAGTTAGCACGTTGATTTACGCTGCTCCTAGAGCAGTGTAATCAGTGACAAATGTATTGCCATTTGAATTTAAAGTGAACCTATTTTACCTTTCACTATTAGTCAAATCCAAGCAGCCCCTTTTGACCGTTCTAAAATTTAAAAACTTGGCGCACGGTCAACACGATCAAAAATCCTAGTTTTTGTTCTGCCTTTGTAGCTCTTGTGAGCGTGGAGCTGGAGGGAGTCGAACCCTCGTCCTAATAGTTTCCAATAAACCTAATAAGATACGATACAGTTCTTATATCGTAAATACTTTTTAATTTTTAACCCCCAAATTATTAAGTGTAGATAAAGAGAGATCACTCTCTCTTTACCTTATAAATCTATAGTAATAGTAAGAATCTTTTTTATGCGAGTGTATTCCTCAAAGAATGCGCAATGCGACTTATGTCTTATCCCTAAATACATGTTTATCTCTTTAAAAAAGAATAATCTTAGGCATATAGCTCCCTATTACTATAGTAAATGCCTTTGATAGATCTATAGAATTTGAAGTTTTAAATTACCATCAAAAGACGATAACCATTAACTTCGGCTTAAAGCTCTAATTCTATGTGTGATTTGATATCATTACTATACTTAACTTACTTACGTAAGCCTATCACTAGGTCTTGACTCAAGGTTCTAGCGATTCAGCAGTTTCAGTTTATCGAAACTTTTCAAGTGATAGTAATGATCTCAGGCACGTGATCAGTGGCTCAGAATTTTCCACTCTGGCTCAAGGCTCTTGAGTATCTTGTTAATTCAAGATAATTTTATTCTACTCTAATTCGAATGATTAAATCGTGGTATTAATCTCTTTCTAGAACTAAATATACGGAAAGAGATTGGGAGGCCTCTCGGACACTCCCAACTCTGATTTCGGAGTTAAATTACTGGATTAATATCTCCAATAATCCTCACCGTAGATAGCACGCTTAGCGTCGCTGACGGCTTTGTCACGCTTCTCTTCGGCTTCCTCGACAGCCTTATCGTATTTACGATAATCTCCGTCGGACTCAAAATTTGTTTTAGCTGTAGATACAGCTGTCAAAAATGCTTTTTGAGCTTCTTCTTTCTTACGAGCCATACGAAGTTCTTTTAATGCTCGATCTTCTGTAGACTCTGCGTTTGATAAACGACGTTCAACTTCACGGGTCTCTTGTTCTAACTTCTTTGCAGCGATATTCTCTTTTGCTTTGTCTACTGCGGAAGTGTTCACTTTACCCTGATTGTTCTCTTGCTCTTGCATTTTTGCATCTAAATTAAAATCTGCCATAATTTTTAAAATTTTGATAAGTTAATAAAATTGATTTTTAAATTAAAATTGTTATTATTTACTTTTTAGTATTAACATATAATCCAAACCAATAATCGCTACCTTCTGATGTACTACTCCAGCTAATAGTGCCGTTAATAATCTCTTTATTACTATAATTACTATGAGCTATTCTATGTACACATTTAATTAGTTTACCAGAGATATCTCCATTTCGCAATATTTGATTAGTGACATTTTTTACATATCTACCATAAGCATGGTTCTCTTCAAGAAATTGCTTAAAACTAGGATTCTCACTAATTGCGCTCTTTATTGATCCTTTTATATCTTTTTTACAAAATGTAGAAGTAGTAGGTTGTCCTCTAGTAGAAACATTACTAATACCGCTGGTATTAGTACCTTTATAAATAAGTTCTTCAAGTGTCATTATTTTTTATTTTTTAGTTTTTCGTATACTTTTTGGTATGCTACTTGAAATTCTTCTTTAAATATCTCTTTAAAGATATTACATTGAGAAGGATACATATTAACAAATTCTTCATCTGTTAATCGCCGACCTACAGTACCGTTGTCAATAACGGTCTTTCTGATAACTCTACCTTTTTCTTCTTTAGGTATTTTTATCACATTGTATCTTGTTCCAACTTTTCCATTGGAGCCACAAATTACTTTGTAGCGAGTAATTTCAGGTACAAAGGCTACTGTTACTTTTCCATCAGCCCCCTTCGTTTCTTTCTTTACTCCGGATTTTGTCTGCCCTACAGATAGTATCGCAAGTATGCGAGTGCTTACGTCTCTATCCTGTGCAAAACATACTACTTTTTCTTTTTTGATTGTAGCATTCGCCTTGCGAATACGTACAGTCTCCATTTTTCTTTTGCTTCGCATTTTAAATAAAATTGATTTTTATTACTAAATAGTAGAATTGTATATTTTTTGTATTTTATTATATACTTCTTCTACTGATTCAATTACTCTTACACTAAAACCGCATTTAAGTAGTACACAAGTGTATAACTCTTCTTTTGCTTCATCATTATTACAAGAGGCTAAACCTACTTTCTTAGGTAAATCCTCTCTTTCTGAAGATGGAGTTATTGCAGCAATTTGTTCTATATCAATAAGTATACGTTCTTCATGATTTAAGTACGTAATCTTTTTTGATAAAGATTTGCTAAATGCGGAGAGTTCTATAACGTTTCTTATTTCCATGTTCTTAAATAATGAATCGTGGCATAGTCTTTGTTTTCTTATCGTATGCTGCCCCCTTTACTTTATTAGCGTACTATGCATCTTCACATAGCTTTGATTTGCTGTAGGACTCTGGGCTTATTCACGATTCGGGGATAACCACCATATTAATAAAAAATTAAATTATATGATAACTGGCGAGTAATCAATAAATTTCTTTTTTATTCTTAGTACCCTTTTTGTAGGGTTCCATTTTAGGCTTAGGACGTCCTTTTTCAGAACGTCCTTGTTTTACTGCTTTACTTTCTTTCCACGTTTTAGACATAGCTCTTAAAAACTTTAACAATTTCAGGTAATGCCTCAATGTAGTTAATACAAAGATACTCTTTTTCCTCTTTTTTGAGAGGATTGTTAAATAAGAGAACTAAGTCTCTAGTAAAAGTAGGATTACGTAATAAGTAATTCTGTACTTCTACTTGCCATGTAAGACCTCCTCCTGTAGATATTGGTGTACCTACATTCTGAAGTAAAACAGAAACTTGCTCGATTAACTTAGAATCGAATCTAGGAAATTGACGTCTCAGTTCTTCTTCATTTAATGAAGTAAGAAATTCTGGATTATCTCCTTCCTGTTCCTGCATAAAAACAAGAAGTGCTCTTTCAAGCATTTCTTTTACTTCTTGTTGAGACCAAGAAGTTGGAATCTGTACAAGACATAAATTATTTCCTGTAGTTCCAATAAGATGTAACTGTTTCATTTTTGATAAATTTAAGTTATAACTTTTAATGACGTCTCCGCATGTACAACTACGGAGAAGATTTTGATTGAACGATTGTTGATTAACAACAACTCATATTGTACTATGAGCAACTAATAACAAGTGTCATCGTGAAGTTTTACGTCTGCAAAATAAATATTAAAAAACTCTTACGTAAAACTTCTTAAAATTGGCTATCTAACATATTTTACGTTGTAGCAGAATTGTATTGCCAGTACAATTCTTATTAACGGCATGATTTTAACGTCCGCACGATCATAATTATATAAATACGAATGTCCAAATATATTTACATGTCGTATTTAATAAATATAAATGTCTATATAATTACTTACGCCCCACATGCTTGTCATCTTCTGATGATCTGACAGAAAAATATGCACTACCTTCACAGGCAATGCATATAAATGAATTATAAGTCAGAAATTCAAAAAAGTTATTGCAATCATGATCATTTAATACTATCTATTACCGTAATTGGTACTTTGACAGCTTTCTCACTTTCTTTTTCCGGCCTATTTACTTCAGTCTTTATTTCCACTTTAGCATTCTTAGCATCTGGACCTGTTATTCCCGGCATAACTTCTTTTAACTGCATACTAATATAATAGTTTGTATTACGGAGATACTCTTCAGCAATCTCTTCATACGTTGCAGTTGTACCTATTCTATTAAGAATAGTACGTACGATTTGTTCTGGAAGTTCCATACACAAATCGTATAATTCCATGTCATGCTTTTCAACATTCCAGTCGTTAAGTCTTTCTTCCAAAGTAGGAATAATAACCTCGGTTTTAGTTGATTCTGAAGCTTCTTTAGCTTCTGTACCATGGTACTTATCGTACCCATACCATAGGATTCCTCCTAATAGTACGATGCAAAGTAGCCCAATGGCTACATCTCGAAACTTGTTCATAGAAATAATTGATTTATTAATAAAACTGTGCAATATTGCCTTATTGATTGATGACCATTACTTGAATATCTAATTCAATTTTAATTGGTTCATTCTTCCAAGATATCATAGGAATATTTAATTGTATTCTATCTTCTTCAGATATCTGCGTATAATTAAAATTTCCTGCAAACTCATCCTCATTAGGACAGTTTAAATTAATCCAGTAATTTGAATCACCTTCAACATATCTTTTTGGCTTACTTGTAAAAAGATATTGTCCTCCATCTTCATCTACTGCGTACCAAACTTCTACTTTCATGAATCTTGTTGTTTTTGTTCTTCTTCATATAAATACTTTTCTATTCTCTGAGATTCTTTATTAATTAAAATAAAGAGTAAACCTAGTATAGCACCCATACCTAATGAGACTGTTATTAGTTCTCCTATAATAGCTATGGTGTAAATACCCCCAACTATTACTGCCAATAGTAGTAACACATATAAAAGACATTTTAATGAAGATTTATTTAAAGGATTCATAAGCTTGTAGAAATTGTTTATATGTACCTAACATATCCATTAATAAACCACGACATTTACAAAGATGGTTGTATTCTTCTTCAGTAAGAATATATACTGAACCCACTTTTACTACATTTGGAGTAATTTCTTGTATATTACGAGAATTATTTGTAGTATTTATATTTTTTGTACTTTGTGATTCTATTTGTGGTTCTACAATAGACATCACATTTTTGATTTCTTCTTCTGAGAAAAAGGATTCACCTATAGTTCCACATACTTCTGCTACTTTAATACAAATAGCTTCATAAGTTTCATTATCTTTGAGTGTGTAGTAAAATTCTCCAGAATCTACAGCAATTTTAGCTGTTTGTAATTCAAGACCAAAAATTACCTTTAATGCTTTCAACCAAGCTATTTTAAATTTCGCTTTTTTAAAATTGAATTTAATTTTTGTTGCCATATTGATTATATTTAATGTTAATAGTTTTCATAAATAATCCTAAGTAGACCATAAGCCACTAGCGCCGCCAAGCTGTTACATGTATCTACTTAGGATTTCAATTTAATCAGTATGTGTTTCACAACAGATACATGAATAGAGTTCTATAATTCAACAAGTTTTTCTTTTTAAAAGGGAGAAATAAATCTCCCTTACCTGATTATGGATAGATCTGTAAGAAGTGATCTATATAACCGGGTTTTGTTGCAATATATACCCTATAACCTCCACCTAATTTAAATAGGTCAAAGTCTTTTTTGGGTATTTGCATAGCAACAGTTTCTACATCTTGTTTCCAATTAGTATCGAATAAACGATGTAATTGATTATGAAGATTGTCCATGTATGAATACATGCACTGTTGCTTGGATGCGATAGCAGTATTGATTACCACACCGTATCCTTTACTTAATTTATAAGCTAACTTAATTGCATCAAGCCAACTTAAATTAAGCTCTTTTTTAAGAGTCACAATTCTCTTATATAGAGATATACTACGACTCTTTTTTTTCTGAATTATTATTCTTATCATATTATTAAGTATTAATGATTCAGATTTAAAGACATTAGCTTCGGTAGCCGTTGGCATTCGTTCAGCCCGGCAATTTAAACCTACTAGACCCTAGAACCCGACAATGCATATCCATAATATAATGCCTTACATGTCTTCGTTGAGGTTGTCTTTACTCTAGGGAAATTGTATGCGTATTTCACAATAGGCATACAACGGTTCTGCGTGACTTTCGTTGCCTTTAGGAGGCTATAATCAATGTTTGTAAAAATCTTTTAAATGACACACACGTGCATTTTAACCAAAAGAATGTTACTGCTTTAATTCTTTTCTAACTTCATCTATAATACCATGAAAAACACTAACATTTACTTTATCCTTAAATTCAATATATGTAAATAATATCACACATATTGGATATAGGATGGGATCGTCCAACAGTATTAATAATATTATCATGTAGATAAGTATTCTTAATACTAACCAAATGAATGATATTACCTTTCTCATATATTGAAATTTTAATAGACTCTGCATTTTTCAATTAGGCTTGTCACTAACTTTGGCTGCATTATATTAAATTAAAAAGAGAGTTGTGTATCACTTCATACACTGGGTGGTTTGTTATTCATGTTTAATAACCTTAACACCAAAATAGATACCAATTAAAGTTGGTATTATGTACAGTAATATATTAGTTACTGCATAACGTGGCTGACTTATTGTCATTACTATATAAAATAATAATACTAACAATAGTATACCAAATAGAATGTAATTGAGTGCTTTCATTTTCTTCTATATTTATTGTTAAATGTATCTACTGCTTTTTCTCTATTAGGAAAGGTAGTTATTACTAATTTCCCTTCTTTTTCGAGAATAATAGACCACTCGAAAGCGTGCTTTCCAACTAGGATAACTTTACGTCCTAGTGCATCTTCTACTATTGCTCTAACTGTGGCATCACAATTTGATTTGTGATATTTTCTTTTGCTCATGATATTATTTATTAAATGAGTTTATTATTAAGTAACATATTCCAATAAATATCCAATAAGCTAATGACCATTCGAATATCATATTTAATATTGCTGAGAATTTTGCTTTTGGATCTAACCCCATTGATAATAAGAATAAACACGACATTATGTAAAATCCTATTGTTGCTTTTGTTCCGTTACTCATTTGTCTCTATTTTTGAATCATTTATAACTGCAACATAAGAAAGGTCAATGAGTACTTTGTACTCACACTTATTCTTTCTACTTAGGATAGCTGCTAATTCAAAAGCATCTTTTTGTGTTTGTTCATCATGACCTTCAAATACTTCTATTACTAATGGTTTTACGTTGTG